ATGAGTTTCACCGTTCACAATACGGTTGGTACACATAGCGGTACACACTTTATTTTGTGTCTGAAACCATCAATAAGCATGTACGCCGAGGATTGTATCAGACGTCACGACTCAGACAAGCGTGATTGGTTGCTCCTTGAGCGACTGCTTTGTTAATTCAGAAACTGTCAAAGCAGTTGGTGCATCAATTAGGTTGGACCAAATTACACCTCTATCTCATAGGTCGCTAAGTCAGGCGCCTCTCCTGCCAGCTCCCCTCCCCTGTAAAACGCCTTCTTGCCGATGGCCACCCCGACACCACGCACTGTGACGGTCCCCCCCGCCAGCGTATCCAGGGTGGTGGTGGTACTGGTCATGGCTGTCACGGTACCGACCAGCAGCGGGTCGGCACCGGGTACCAGCTCCAGGAATCGCTTGAACAGGTTCATACAAATCGCTCCACACTCAGTTGCTGGCGTACCGTCATGGCCTTGTTCTGCAACGCAGCAGAGACCCTGACGCCCCGGTTGTACCCCTTCCAGCCATCCACTACGAGCAGCGCCCCCGGCAGAATGAGGCCCGTATCTGCAGACAATGGCAGCTCAATGGTCTGAGTGCGCTTGGGCATGGTCTTGGTCAGCCCCACCACACCTTGGGCGCGAGCTGCCACCACATCGCACACCAGCGGATGGGTGATGCTCTGGGCCAGTTGCTCGCCCGCAGTGCCTTGCCGAACCACCCGCGCACTGATCCCCTGATGACCACCGCTGACCCAGATCCCGTTCGCCGCCTGCCCTGGCTGGAAGTCACTGCCCAGAGTGGTGATGATGGCGCGGGGGATAGCCACATCAGCCATCGCCGTCTCAAGCTGCCAGGGCACAGTGGGATAGCGCGGCTTGATGACCAGATGCCGGTTGCGTTGGTGTGGCAGCACAAAGCCACCGGCCGCCTCGGCCAGGTATTTGACCACCTCGATCGGCGTCTGGTTGTCTAGGCTGAAAAAGCCGGCCGGTACCAGCCAATCCGCCGCCTGCCACTCCAGTGTCCAGCCAAACGGCAGCACGGCCGCCGCCAACTGGGCCATGGTGGCCGCAGCACTCTCGCTCACCGCTTGCGCCAATACATGGGTCGGCGACAGGTAGGCGGTACGAGAGCGGCCGGTCAGGGTGGCCGACTCGCGGGCAAAGCTCTGACTCGACTGCCAGCCATCGCACACGCACTCCCATTGCTGGCCGTTGATGTGGATGCTCACCTCTTCCTCATCGGTCAGGGCCGCTGCCGCGATGCGCGGGATCTGGGCGCTGAACTGCCAGGCCCAGGAGTCGGTATCGAGCTCGATATTCACGGCGGTGGCCGGGATATCGAGGCCATCGCGCACACGCACAATGCTTGCTGTGTTACTCACCAGATAAACCCTCCGGGTCGGGATAACGATGCGGGCGTCTTGCCCGTGCCAGACAAACTCCAGGTTGGCATCACCGCGAGGGCGGCCGAACGCCAGTGTCTTGGTGCGCTTGTCCGGACGCTCCGGGGTGATCGGCGGCTTGGGTGGCGGGCTTGTGCCCCACGGTGGCAGCATGGCCTCGTCCCAACCATCCAGCCAGTGCAGGTGCAGCGAGGCCCCCAACTGCCAGCGCTGGCCACCGATGACCTTGCCCAGCTTGGCCCCTTCCTGCCACTGGTCGGCCTGCCATACCTGGTCAAAGCGCGGCGGGTTGCGATAACCGCTTAACTGCCAGCGGCCGACCTGTTCCCCCTCCACCCACAGCGAACGGATAGCCGCATGGCCAGGGGGCAGGTTGTCAACCTGTTGGCCATGGGCATGGCCCAACGGTGCCCCTTCCTCAAACACCCCACGGTTCAGCTCATAGCGGGGGGGCATCAGATCCCCGTGCTCGACAACGGCGGCCTCTAACGGCGCGGCTTCCTGCCAGTCAGCGGCGCAGGTGGCCCGCTCAATGGCGGGACGTTGCCAATCACTGGCCACCCCACCGCTCACCAGATCCGCCCGCCCCCAATCACTGGCGCTGGCATGGCTAGGCCCCCGGAACACGTTCACGTCATAACCGGCATCAAAGTCGTGGATCACCGGCTCGGTAGTCACGGCCATGGCGCACTCGATGACGATGGTGCCCCGGAACTCGGCCACGGCAGCCGGGAGTTGGCTTGCCAGCGCCCCCTGGAAGATGAGCCCCACATCGACAGCCAGCGCGGGAGCGGCTATCTGGCCCGCCAGCACAGCAGGCAACACCAGCCCGGGCGAACAGGCCAGCACAGGCGGCAAGGAGGTGCCCTGCAGCACCGCCTCATAGCGCACCACCTCGGCCTGGTTCAGCTCCAGATTGCCGTTGTTCTGGCGCGCCTTGCGCAGTTCAAGCGCCGCATCCTTTCTGGCCATAGGTGGCTCCGGTGGTTAAGTCTTGGCTTACGGTTCGGTGAGGGTGGCGGTGTTGATGCGCACCAGGGCCCCGGTAAAAAGCTCGTTGGTGGGGATCTCCAGATCGGCGCCACTACCGGGTGGCCCCACGTCGAGATCCGCAACAAAGTCACCATCCCGATTGGCAAAGCGCCCCCAGGTGGGAGCACCGGACCCGTTGGCCATCTGCTCGGCCAGCGGCTTGAGGGTCAGCACCCCACCCGTCACCGACTGGGCACACGGCAGCTGGAACTGCAGCGTGACCAGCAACGGCTGGTCGGTGATGGCAGCCCCCACTGCGGGGCGGCTGCCACCGTAGATCTTGAAGGTGGCCGGGGCGGCGCTGCCTTGGTCAATGGCGTCCGCCAGTATCTGGGCGCGGGCGGTGCGCACCGAGTCGTGGAACTTGAGCATGGAAACCTCGCTAGACGATGTAAGGAGTCGGGGCTTGGTAGTCAGCCGCCACGGCGTTGTAATCGGCTGGGCCAAAGGCGGGATCGTCCTGGGCGACCAGCATGTAACGCCGGTTCAACCAGAGGTGATCGAACCGGTAGACCCCATCGGCTGCACTGCTGTAGGTTTCGTCCACCAGATACCCATCCTGGCTAAAGCAGAGTACCCGGCGCCTGACCCCCTCCCCGTTGATGGTCACCCGGTTGCTGATGTAACCCTGGGCCACGTTCTGTAACCCATCACGGACCCAGAAATAGTCATGTCCCTTGCAGACAATGGACTGGCTCATCTGTTGCACGTTGACCGGCCCGGGATAGAGCGGCGGGGTGCCACGCCAGGCCACATCCTGCGGCTGGAAAACAGCTCTGGGCTCTTGGTTGGCGGGGGTAGCGGTGAGACTGACCGGTTTGCTTACCGGATCACCCAGAGCATAGGTCTGGCGCTCGGCGATCTCACCGGCCGTCAGGATGCGGTCATAGATGGCCACATGGGACAGCTGACAGTTGCCGGATGCGCCGCCGTTGAAGTAGTAACCCCCCAGTACCAGATAGGTATTGGCCAACTGCAAAAACACATCGAACGGCACCGTCATCCCGGCATCCAGCACCCCATTCAAGTAAACCTTGGTGCTGGCGGTAGCGGCTTCATATTGCATCACAACATGATGGGAACCGAATGACAGGGTTTCCCAGGTGAGCGCCGAGGGGTAGGTTGTTGCGGGGGATGCCGGGTTGATATTCTGGTACGAACAAAACTGCAAGGTGTCCTGGTAAACCATTATGTAACGATTATCGAACCCAGTAAGCGGCTGATTGACGCCAAACACAGTGCTGTAAACGCCCCCGTCTTTTGCCCCCGCCAGCCTGAACCACCCCTCAATGGCCACTATTTTCGGCAAGGTGGCTTGCGCTATCCGTAGCACCGCATTGGTGTTACCGGTCAGCATCGAAGGCCGCAGATCGCTGTTCATCGGACCCTGGCTGAATGATGGAGCACCATGGGCCGCCAAATGGCGAGCATTACCACTGTGATCCTGATTATCCATAAGCGGCCAGAACGCGATGGGATTGGCCGCTTTGATGGTGTCATAGAGCGTTGCCATAACTACCTCCAGGGGCCAGTGAGATCAAACCCCATCAGTACACGTTGCCCTGCTGTGCTCTGCGACTCCACATACCCCACCAGAATAAAGCGAGTCACCTTGTCGGGTATCGCTGGCAAGTCCCGAAAGTTCTTTCTATCCCATGCCGCCGGCGAACCGTATGGCACGATCAAGCCGGGCTGATAGCCCCGTAGATGGTTGCCAGACTCCAGCACCATGACGGGGTCGGTGGAGAGATAAAAGCCGTTGTCAGGGCCGTTTGGAATCGGCATCCCCGAGCCAAACACACCAAACAAGCCTTTCTGCCACCAGGTCGTGGTGCCAAAGAGCTGATGGTAAGGGCGAGCGATGAACTTGTATGAGGTGTTATCGAACACCGGATAGGGATTGCCATAACTGGCGAGGGTATTGCCTGCGCCATTCGACCAAACCCTGGAAGCATCACTGGCCGATGAGGTGGGATACCAATTCAACACCGCATGATAGCGATCCCCCGGCCGCACCGACTTGAGGTAGCCAAAGCTATACAAAAACTGGTAGTTGGCTGCGGCATAGGCGGGCAAGAAATAGAATATCTGGCTGTCACCGATGAGATCCCAACGACCGTTGGAATAGCGCTTGGTCGCTGGCCAGCGGGCCTCCACGATGTTGGTATAGGTGTTGATGTCCACCACATCCTCGACCATGGCCACCTTGGCCAGATAGGCGTTACTGGTGCCGGTCCAGCCGCTGAATGCGGTGTTGTCGATACGCAGGCTCACATTGCCCGCCTCGCTGACGTTGGTCGGCCGGATGATAAACACCTTGCCGTCACCGCCCTCGTGGGTAATGGTCCAACCCAAGCCAGCCACCTTCATCGTCATGGCGGCGCCAGACCCCGACGCCCCCGGATCCCCGGCATCCAGCTCGAACCACACCTGGGTGCTGCTGACCTGCATCACACGATGCTCGCCGTTGTAGGCAGCCGGGCTCACGCCGGCAACCTCAATCACAGAGTCTTGCAGGTAGGCATGGCCACCGGAGAAGGTCGCCACTGCCCAGCCCTTGGCCGCATCCCAGGCCAGGGCGTTGATGGTGAGGGTGCCAAAGCCGGTCACCATGACCGCCTTGAGCAGCGCAGCCAGCGCCCCATCGGCGGTATCCCCCAGGCTAGGGGCACCCTGCATTTCACTCGCGTACCATTTCACGGGATAAGCCATTGCGTCAGTCTCCATGGCGGGGCCGGCCTGTCAGGTACGGCCCCACGGAAAAATAAGGGGTGGGGCAAACTGCCCCACCGGGTTCACTGCCACATCAGCGGTTAACGTTGCCGCGCAGTTGCAGCTCGAACTTGTCACTTTCACTGGCCGCCACCGACTGCAAAATGGTGCGGATAACCCAGATCGGGAAGTTGGCCGATTTGGTGTTGAACCGCAGCACGTTGCCGGTGGCCCAACCTGTGCCCCAGCCCCGCTTGTCCAGCCGAAAATAGGGCTGGCCATTGTTGGGGTTGACCGGGGCAAAGTCGGTGTTCACGTCACCCAGCGCTATCTGGCCCACGTTCTCCCCGACCAGCACAAACGAGGTGCTGGACTGGAAGATGATCGCCCAGCGCTCCTCTATGGTGGCCCGGTTGGTCACCACCAGAGGAAAGTCGGTGTCGTTGTACTGGGCCGTTGACTGGTCGCCGTCCACGTAGTCCTGCCATTTGTTGGTCCATACCTTCTGGTCGAACAGGCTGGTGTAACGGGACCACAGATCCCCCATGATGAGCGCGCTCGACACATGGGTGTCACTGGCGTCATAGGCATGGGACAAGGGCCGCGCCAGGGTGAGGCGGCCGGAGATCTCCACATCGGTGACCAGGCTCATGTCCTCGATGCGATGCACCACCGCCAGCGGCTCCAGATAACCGGTCAGGTCCAGTGGGCTGGCCAAGGTGACGATCCCGCTGTCCAGGTTGACGCTGTAGAGCGCCTGCGCCAGCTGCTTGCCGTCCTTGTCCTCCACATGGGCATAAGCCAGCCGCTCACGGTTGGTATTGAGCTGCTGCCCCGCAGTGACCCCCATCGGGAAGGCACTGCGGCGGGTGGAATGCACCACGGCGATATTACCCTTGCGGATAAACGGCACCCGGCCGTCAGACGGCAGCCGCACCGGATCCAGCCCTATGATGTCGGCATCGAGCGGCAGATAGCTGAACACCACGCAGTTGAACCGGATGGTGTCAGCCACCACGCTGATGGGCTTCCAGATCTTGCCATCTTCCCCCACGGCCTCGGCGTCATACCAGGGCTGGCTTTCGTTGCCGGCGGCCGTGACCTTGCGGCCAAAGCGCACCTGCACGATGCCGGTCTGGTAGCTCACCCGGCCGTCCATGTCGGTGGTGGTGAAATAGCCGTCCCCGTCTGCCGTGGCCTCGATACGGCGCCCGCTCGCGGTGTTGGCGGCGATGTAGAGGCTACCCGGAGCCAATGGGGCGCCCGGGGTGCGGAAGGTCACCGCATCCACCGACTGGGCGCTGAACGAAGTGGCCAGCGACAGCAGCGCAGGCTGGGCCGCCTGCCCTGCTGCCCAGTCAGCCAGCACCGCCAACCCGTTGGAATAGTCGATGGTGCCTGCCTGAATGCCAGATCCGGTTTCAGGGTCAGGGTTGCGATAGAGCAGCCCCTGCCGGTCAACGTAGGTAGACCCGCCCAGGGTAAAGCGCATCGAGCCCTCCAGGATCGCCTCGGCAAAGCCGGGGGTCACGTCGATACGCAGCGCCTGCGCGGTCAGGGTGGCATTCTGGGCCTGCGCACTGTTGTTGTTGCGGTAGGTCACCTCCACCCAGCCCTGCTCACCATCGGGGAAGGTGTACGCCGTGGTGTGGTACTCGATCCCGGTCATGGTCCAGCGCTGCACCGCCAGCAGGTTGTTGCCATCCCAGCGGGTGCCCACGGTCACCCAGGCATAGGTCGGCTTGGGCAAAGGGGCGCTGCCGTCCGGCATGAAATGCAGGGTGCCGGCCGTGTAGTCGATGGCCCCCAGCTCTACCCCGCTGGCATCGCGCAGCTTGCCCTGACCGTCATCGCGCAAGGTGATGATGGGGTCGCGGGTCTCAATCACCAGCTCCTGATCGTCCACGTCAAACTTGTGGTACAGGGCATTGAACTTGACGAACACCGAGCCCGGGGTGAGGTTGGTCGCCCCACCGCCCGACCCGTCCAGGGTGATGGATAGGTGCCCCACCTGCCCAGGAGTGCTCAACCGCCCCGGTTCGATATGGCGCTCGGTCACCGGCTCACCGTACTGATACTGGGCCGCATACTCCTGGCCAAGGGCTGGCAGGGTGATGTGCTCCAGATCGATGATGCCCTCGGCATAGTTGATGGTGCCGGTGATGTCGCCCCGGATCTTGCCATCCCCCACCGAATCGTTGGCGGTCTTACCCGCGCCCCAAGTCAGGATCAGGCTCTTGGGGGTGATCCCGGTGTGGGGCAGTTGCCAGGCGCTCTTGCTGATGCTGATCGCCTGGCCGCTGCGGTTGGTGTAGTTCACCGGAGTGGCCCAGCTGAACATGATGGAGGTGTCCACATCCGGCAGCGCCCCCAGGGTCAGCATGACCGAGCCGGTGGCCAGATTGATGGTGCCCGAGCCATAGGAGAGATCCGCCCCGCGCAGTTCCCCTCGCCCGTTGTCCTTCAAGTCGTACCATTTCCCCTGCGCCATGAATGACACAGTGGTGGTGCCAGGTGCCGGGGTCGGCATCAGGGTGATGGTGTAGGCATAGCCGCGGTTGTTTGCCTTGACCTCGATCCGCGCCGTGTCGGCAATCCGTGATGGTCTGGCGGCTGGCCAGAAGCTCACCGTTTTGCTGGCCGCGCCATAGTTCGGGCACTGGGCATTGAACTCACATTGACCACGGCCATAGTCGATGGCACCGATTATCGTCCCGGCCACCACCAGTTCGCCGCCCCGGTCGGTGATCACCGCCGCCCCTATGGTGATGGTCACTGTACCGGGCTTGGCGCCGCTGCCAAGGAACAGGCCCCGGCTCGGGGCGATGTTGGCAGCCGTGTTGAAGCTCACCAGCCCTTTGCCAGAATCCACCAGACTGGCCAGCTCACCGGCGGCGGTGAGATCCACGGCCGGGGTTTCGCTGCGGGCCGCCGGCACCAGCTGGGTGAAAATGGTCTTGGCCTTCACCTGCAGGGCGCCGAACGCCGCATCTTCCGCCATCTTGGTGCTGGCATAGTAGTTGGCTGCATCGGCCACCACGGTTTCGCGCAGGCTGGTCTTGACGTTGGTCACCACGTCATAGGGGGTCGGCTGTTCCCCCTCGAAGGTGTAGCGCAAGGGATCGGCCAGGGTGCAGGTGATGACGTTGCGGGTGAACTCGGGCACCCCCTGCACCTGGAACTTGGCCAGCTGCTGATTCACTTCAAGGACCCGCACATACTGCTCGAACTCGCCGGCCTTGCCCTCGTTGCCGACCAGCACCAGGGTCTCGCCAATCTCTGGCAGGCGCACCTCGACCCGCTGGAAGAAGCGGATCGCCCGCTGCCCTTCCAGCTGGGTGTCGTAGAGAAACCCCCGCCACTTGGGCCCACGGGCCAGATAGCGCTCCACCACGTCGCGGGCTTTGTCGCGGGTGTCGTGGTGGTCTTTGGTGGTCATCAGCGCCAGTCCCACATTGGGGTCGGTCGGCGGCAGCAGCACGGTGGCATTGGCCCCGAAATAGGTGTCGGTGTCGTCGGTCTGCACAGCCAGGAACACCTTGCGCAGGTTGACCACGCCATAGGCGCGGTCCAGATCGCTGATGTCGGGGAATATGCTGTTGTGCTCGCCGCTGACGATTTCCCTGCCGGTGAGGCGGCCACCGCCATCAGTGGTATCCGTCATGCGCTGGCTGGCCATCAGCTTGATATCGCCGGAAAGAATGGTCATGGGGCTACCTCAATAAGGCGGAGAGTTATTTCATAGGGTGTCTGGTCATCCGGATCGGCAATTCGATAGAGCTGCTTTGCCTCAAAGCCCCCGCCGCTCTCACGACGCCACAGTACGGTGAAATGACGTCCATTGAGCTCGAGCACCATTGGAGTTGATCGCACCGAAGCCAAGGCGTAAAGGGCGACAACAATCGATCGCTTCACCCATGAATCACCATCGGATCGCAACGTGATGGGCCGCCCCTCTGACTGAGCGGCCTCTTCCACGATGATTGCGCCTGATAAGGTCGGGGTGATTACCTGCCCGATAGGCTCCCATTCGAACTCATCACTCCAATCCAGATCATCGGGTAACTCAATGCCGGCTAGTCTGATCATCAGCTTCTCAGTCCTTGCTGTTTCAACAGGCGTAGCAAGGCATCCAGATTCTCTTCATCGGACTGGACTTCTGCATTGCCGGTGGGGGTTTTAAGATGAATGGTGACCGTCTTGCTGCTCGTAGCTTGACGTTGTTCATTCTGAGGCGGCTTGGGTTGGGCGGTTTCTACAGGTAGCTTATTGGCAACTTTCTCCACTTCTTGCTGCTGTGCCTTGTCGAGCTCCTTCTGTAGCTGAGCCCGCATTACCTCCATCTCCTTCTGGAACTTCTCTCCGTAGTATTTCGACCATTCGCTGTATGCCGGAATGTCTTTGACCTTCTGGCTGTAGCGGGCCAGCTCCTCTTCCACGCCTGCGAGCGTGTTGGCCAGCGCATCGGCGTTGCCGCGTAACTGGTTGATGTCGACAGTTTTGTAGTAGAACGAGCCTGCTGCTACCGAACGAGTATCGGTGGGGCCTGTGCCTGTATTAAGGGAACCACTGCTGCTGATGGCATCTTCCACATCTGACTTGGTTTTCTTAGCCTCCTCCTGCACACCTTTGAGGTTCTCCCTCATGGTGTCGGTTGCACTCTTCGACTTGTCTGCAGCAGTGTTGAAACCATCCCCAATCTCCGCTGCTTGCGCCTTGGTCTGCCGGATCTGGTCATTCAGATACCCAAGTCCGCGGCCCTGTTCCTGTGCCGAGATCTTTCCTGCCTGTCCCAATGACAACCAGACCTGACGCAACTCCTCCAGTTCTTGCGCGGTATCAGCCTTATTGACGGCCGCCTTCATGGCGGCAGCAATATCGAGGGAAGTGGCATTTACATCGGTGGCCACTGCGCGGAAGGTATCGATCGTCTGGCGACCCACCGCATCAATGCCGGTATGAAGCGCTTGATAATCAACCCCCAGGCGCCGCAGCTTTTCTGACAGCACCGACTCGGTGATCTGAGCCGTGCTGATGGCACCATTTTTCATGGTGTCAAAAGCCGCCATTGACTGGACTTTCAACACCTCGAGATCCTGCAGGCTCATGTCCTGCAGGCTCTTGCGAAGTCCTGCGTCAATCTCGACCTGGGTGACTTTGCCCTGTTCACGCAAGGTGTCGAGTGCCAAAGTGATGTTTTGCAAGGAAGTCGGGTCTCCCATTTGCAGACCCTTGAACATCTCGTTGATCCCGGTAGTGGTCTCCTTACCTTTTGCCTTGAGCATGTCGAAATCGGCCACCAGCTTGACCACAGCCGGACGAGTCTTGGCGTCGATGGCCTGGCCGGCCATGTCAGCTCCTGCCGCCAGGTCGAGAAATCCCTGTCGCATACTGGCCAGAGCAGTATCGGCCTGATACTGCATGGCCTCAGCCTTGAGGCCCGAGGCTTCGAGCGCCTTTTGCACCTGCAGCTGACCGGTCAGGTATTCACGGTGACCCTGTAAGCGCTGTTCATAGGCCGCTCGTTCAGTGGCTGAGAGGTTAGCCACTTCCTGCACAGTGAGGATCTGCACATTTTTAAATTCGTCAAACTGCGCCATGGTGGTCATACCCTGGCGCTGCAACTGGGCAAAGAAAGCGCGAGACTGCTCGGCCACCCGCAGCTCAATCTGGCCGGCTTCGCCCATTTTGGCAGCCCAGATCCCGGCGTCTTCGGCCAACTTGGCTAACCCCTTGCCCCCCTCATAGACCAGCACCGATAGGCCCGCCAACAAGGCACCATTGCCCAAGGTCAATGCAGCCAGCACACCCTTTAGCTTGACGGCCTTCTTACTCGTTGAGTCGAGTTCTTTGCCGGCTTCCGCTGTCGACTTAACAACTCCGGTTCTCATCGCCTGACCAAAACCGAGCAACTGGGAACTCCACTGGATCACCTTCATGGTGCCCCAGACCTTCACCACCAATCCGATCCCGTCTCTCATCTCGACAAGGGTTTCGGTGATCCCACGAATGGCGATGGCGCCTGACTTCATGCCATCCGACACGCCTTGCGCCCAAGCTGCCAGACTGCCATCTGCCGCTGCCGCTTTGATCTGGGCGGTGACCTCTGCCAACTCGGATTTAATGAAGGCAAATATCCCCGCATCGGCTACAGCCAGCTCGACCTGGTTCAACTGCTCCAGAAAGTTCGACCATATTCCACTGAAGGTCTGCGCCATCTCCTCCGACGCACCGGCCGCATCCTCACCCATCGCCTTGATCAACAGCTCGATCTCGTCTCGACCCAGCTTGCCAGCCGTGGCCATGGCAATGATCTCGTCAGTGGTCTTGCCCATGGCTTTCGCCAGCAGTTTGGCCGCTGCCACCGAGCGCTCATTGAGCTGGTTCATCTCCTCCGCTTGCAGCTTGCCTTTGACATAGGCTTGCCCGAGTGCGGTGATGATCCCTTCCAGATCCTGATAGGTGCCGGCCGTCTTGGCGGTGTAGTTGGCCGTAGCCTGCAGCACCCCGTTATAGGGATCCAATCCGAAGTTCTTGGCCTTGATAAAGGCAGTAGTGATCTCGTTGAGCTGGAACGGGGTTTTCTCATTGAACTCCCGCAACCAGGCCAACGCCTTCTCACCACCGGCCGCACTGCCTTCTACGCTCTTAAGCGATACGCCCAAGCGCTCGATCTCGTCAGCCGTTCTGACCATCCCGGTGGTGCGGGCGACCAGTTGGTCAAAGCTGAGATAGGCTGCAGCCACACCGGTGATCTTGCCCGCCAGAGCAGCCCACCCTTGCTCGCCACTCTGAACCGCTTCATGCAGTTGCTCGGTGTTCTGCTCTGCCTGCTTGGCCTTCTTGCTGTATGCCTCCATGCTGGCGGCATTGGAGCGCAATTGCCCTGCCTGTCCGGCAAGCTGGCTCTTCAGATAAGCCACCTGGGCTCCGGCCTGTTGGCTGGCGGTTTCAATCCGCTTCTGCTCGCTGGCCAGCTTGCGGGTGTCGACCCCAGCCTCGGTCAGGGCGCGGCGCAGCCCGTTGAGCGTGCTGTTCTGCCGCTGATACTGGCTATCAAGAGACTGCACTTCCCGACGAGCAGAGTTGAACTCCCGGGCCTGTTGGCGCAGAGCCTTCTCGCTGGCGTCCAGCCCGTTCTTGAGGGCATTGGTCTGGCTCGCGCTCTCTTTGTACTGGTCCCCCAGCAGACGAACCTGATCACGAGCATCCTTGAGCGCCTGACGCTGCTCCTTGGTAACGCTGTTAGCTTCACTGTTGGCCTGACGCAGCAGATCCACCTTGGCCTTGGCTTCAGCATGAGCGCTAGCAAGCCGTTCGGTCTCCTGCCGACTGGCGCTGTAGGCGGCATTGGACGCAGTCAGCTGTTGCTTGGCATCTGCCAGTGCCTTGCCCATGCCGGTAGCACGGGTGCGGGCAGCCTCGAGCCCCTCCCCCAGATCGGCGGTGCTGCGCTTGAGGTTGGCAAACTGGGTCAGGGTGGCGTTCTGCTCACCGAGACGTTGCAGCTCATCGCCCAAGCCGCTGACCTGTTCGCTGCTCGATTTGGTCTCACCACCCAGGGTATCCACCTCGGCAATGAGCTTGCTAATCTCGGCCAGCCCCTCAACGGCGGCACGGATCCGCAGCTGGATATCGGTGTCATTGCTGACCATGGGGATTCCTCAGAAATGAAAAAACCCGCCGAGGCGGGTTTTATAATCGAATATTTTAAATTCGCTTGTACTGTATTGGATTTCCTATTTTACTAATCTCAATCGTTTCTGAACTTGGATTCCACAACAAAATGGTTTCACCAAACATCCAAACAAATCTACTGCACTCTACGGGACTCTTACCATCTTCATCTTTATAGCTATAACTAACACCTATTGTTATATTTTTTGCATCCTCATAACCCGTAATAACGGACAACAATCCACACTGCACAACATACAGTAAAATCAAAATACTAAATATATATGGAGATTCATCACGAAAAGCATCCAAATACATATAAAGCAAGTAACAAATACCAGTGGAAATGACATACACCATTCCAAAACCAAACATTGAAGCCATATAGACATGGGTTCGATCATCAAGTCCAAAATCATCAATGAGGGTCCAGTACATTACATAAAAACAAAATAAACTATAAACAGCGACAACTTCCTTTCTATATGAATTAAAAAAGAAAGTCATTTTTTGCTTGGCTGTTTTTGAGGCGCTTAGACACACTACCTTTACATCATATTTTCTTTCATTATTTTTATCTATCATATATCGCAATGCAATTATAGATGCGGAATATGGGAGCACATGCACATTAAATAATGACGACACAGCCATCTTAATTATGTCTACAAAGCCAACCAGTCCAATTGCATTGAAATCAAAAACAGAAAAATACGTTAAAAAATACATAAAACCCACAATAAACATGTATATCAAAAAAACATAAACGTATTGAGGGAGTCGTTCTATAGCAAAATATTTATTATGGGTCATGTTTTTCGCTACGCATGCTTTAGCCAGTCAAACAATAATTTCATTTGATTGACTTTCATGCAACTAATTTATTATTTCTATTCTGTACGGTTCTCCCTTGTTGGGTTGAGTTACTAACGACCCCTCCAGCTCCCCTTCCATAAACTCGCCACTCATCAACGCCAGTGCGCCCTGGGCGGCCAGCATGGCCTGGTCGATGGTGACGCGCACCCGCTGGCCGGGGTTGGCCAGGTTCTCGCCGTCGATCAGGAAGTAGCGCGGCTTGAGGGTCTCGGTGGTGCCGGTGTAGGTGGTCCCGGTCACGGCCGCCTTGGTGTAGCCGACCTTGCAGGCAGCAGCAGCCTGATCGCTGATGGCCATGACCATGTTGCCGTTTACCTGGTAATCGGTGTCGAGTACCAGCGCGGTACCGCCAGCACTGAGCTTGACGGTGATGGTGCCCGGCTTGATAAAGGCAGTGGCAAGCTCGACCCACCCCAGCTTGCTGAGCGTAACCAGCTCATCCACCACCGGAGTCTCGGCCTGGGTGAAGGCCACCTGCTTGCCGGCGATGGCATCGGCCAGCAGCTGTTTGGTCATGGAGTCCCATTTCAGGGAGAGCTTGGCCGGGTCTTTCGGCAGTTGGACCGAGTCCAGCGCCTGGCCGAAGGTGCTGCGCTTCTTGGAGATACGCGACTTCTCCTCGGTGGTCGGCGGGGTGACGGTGATCTCGTTGACGTTGATGGGGCCAATCAGAGGCCCTTTCACGCCGTTGTTGATTTCGGCGATGTAGACATCACCGGCCAGCAGCAGGCCTTTGTCGGTAAATGACATACTTGGATGCTCCTATGGTATCCGGATGGTGGTGCCAACCTAGAGGCTGGCGGTGTAGGTGAGGCTGAATTGAATGGAGGTCAGCAAGGTGTCGCTGCCGATTTCTTCGGGTTCCAGATTGATGGTGCCCACCGAGATAGTGAGCAGCGTCGTGCCCGGTAGGGGGATACCCGCCGTCGAGGGCACCAGGGCGGCCAGGACGTCAGAGAGCAACTGGTCACGCCCGGCACGCCCGTCACTCACCGGCTGGTAGAGATCCACCTGTACGCTACGGGTGCGCTTCCACTCCCGCCCCCGCCGCTCCGGTTTTCCCTCGGTCAGTTCCCGGAAATGGGCCAGCGGCAGTGGGGTGTGCTGGTCGATCTGCGGGTCGCTATCGCATACCCGGTCTTCTGGAGACAGTGCTGGCACGCTGCGCAACTTGGCCAGCAGCGCATTGATGATGACGGTCGCTTCGGTCATGTCACTCTCCTGGTGAAGGTGCTGGCAAGGTTGGCTTGCAGCTCGTCAAGGAACTGCTCGGTGATGATGTCGTTCCACCAGCCCCGCAGGCCCACACCACCCGCCATCACCAGCCGTGGCTTACCGGCTTTCGCATACCGGATCATCGGGCGGCGCTTCTTGCCGTAGGGGTTGATAAAGCCGTAGACCTGCACGCGCTTGCCGCCCCGCAGCACCCAGACGCTGGCCCGGGTGCCGGTGCCATCGGTACGCTGACTGGCAAATTTGACTCGGCTGAACGGGATCTTCTTCAGGTCCAGGCTGATAGTGGCAACGTCGTTGCTGGCGCTCGCCTTGTCGAGCCGGATCCGCGCCCTGACCGAGGCTGTATTGAAACCATCCGCTCCGATCCGGTTCACGATGTCACCCCGGGTGTTGGCGGCCACTTCATTGACCACGGCCACCAGCTGCTTGCGGATCGTGGCAGGGAGCGCCTTGAATGTATCAACGCTCTCGCTCAGGCCGGTGGCGTTGATCGCCCTGGCCCTGCGCTTGCGGCTAAGTCCGCCCGGCATCAGACCACCATCACTCGGAGCGTGGTGCCGTTGTCACTGCCCTCAATCAACCCATCGATACGATATTGCCGCCCACGCAGGGTGATCTGGTCACCCTGCCGTGCAAAGGGGGTGACGAGTTCAGGCAGGATCAGATCTATCTGGTGTCGCGGTTCACTACGGGCCCCCACCATCACGTTTTCAGCCGCCAAGAAGGCGGTGACCGGATAAGGCTCGCCCTGCTTCGGGGTGTAGGTCGCTGGCTCGCCGGAGAGTTTGCGGGCCGAGATCTGCAAGGCGCCAGGCTCGCTGGCGGTGTCTTCAATCAAGTACCAGCAGGCATTCCCCTTCAGCAACTGCCCGGGCAGGATATCGCCCCGAGCCCGCACCGTGATCAGGGTCGAGCCGGTCGCATAGATGCTGGCTTGGACCTCGCGCCCTGCCGCCTTCGGGTCGATGATCTTCGCCCACAGTTTGCCAAGCAGCGGCCATTCTGGGGGAGTGCCGGTTGCGGCGCCAAAGCGCATCAACCGAGTGTCGAGTTCGCCACTTTTAAGCATGCGTCCCCCTAGCCCACCACGATTTCACGATAGGGATGGATCAGTGAGTCATACGCCAGCGGTAGAGTCGTGGCGATGGTGCCCGTCACCACGGCCTCCCGGTTGGTGTACCAATGGCCGATCAGTAGCAAGGCCGCCAGCTTTAGCGCAGGAGTAAGAGGCTGCCCCTCCTCCCCTGTCGCCACTAGTGGCTTGTTGATGTCGGACTGGATGTGGCTGATCGCCGCTTCAATCAAACCGGTCAGCTGCGCATCTTCGTCTGTCATCTCCGGTTCGATACGGCACTGTGCCTTGGCTTCAGCCACGGTGATCAGCAACATGCTTACTCCTTACCTTCTGCCGCAGCGCCACCTTCGGTTGGCGAATAGAGCACGGCTACGCCACCTTCGATCAGGGCCTGCGCCCTGGCATCGTCAAAACCAGTGATGTCGCCGGGGCTGTAGTTTTTGAAGGGGCGGGTGACCTTGATAAGGGTCAAAGCGGACTCTTCCACCTTTACGGGTTTGGCCATGATGGCTCTCCTGTGCAGTCATTGAATAGCAGGGACTGCAAGGCAGCCCCTGTTCTGGATTACCAGGTCACTTCGGTGCCCAGCACCAGCCCTTCAACGTGACGGAAGCCCACATCGTGGTTGCCGACCAGACGGATCAGGGACTGGTTGCGGGCGAAGGAGCTGACCAGCTCGCCGGCGGCATCCACATAGGTGGCCTCGCGGCTGAAGTCGATGGTCATGTTGTCCTGCTCGCCTATCACCACGTCGTTCCAGTCAGCGAAGTAGATCTCCGTCTGATTGGTTCCGGTACCCAAGTTCACCGGGATGGTATTGGTATGGGCGACCGGGTAGCCCTTCAGCAGGCCTTGGGCCATCTCCGGATAGACCTTGTTGCCGTTGCCATCGCGCAGGCCGAACAGCTTCATCCAGGAGCGCGGGCTCATGCCCCAGCCCGGGTTGATCATCATGGAGTCGGAGCTCATCAGCTTCAGGATGAGCAAGTCGAGGTAGGCATCGATAGTGGCCAGATCTGCCGTGCCGGTCCAGGCGACAGTGCGGCCCGCGTCGGTGGCCACTTTCTTGAAGCCGATCGGGGTATTGTTGCTGCCATCATCGCGCAGGAATGCTTTGTCCTCACGACCGCCCATGGCGGCGAGCATGTCACCCAGCACCAGTTGTTCGACGTTGTACCCGGCACGCCCGACCAGCTGGTTGCTAATCGGCACCAAGGTGATCATGGTCTTGGCTGCGAGTTTCACATCATCGAAGCTGCCACCGGTGGCCTTGGCATCAACTCCTTCCCCCACGTAGCTGGAGGTGGCCCCACCGGACATGCGCGGCATGCTCAGGTTGCCGTTGGGAAGCGGCACCGGTCGGGCACCGAGTTTGCGCACGATGGTGCGCGGGCGCAGCAGCTCGATCACCTCAGAGTGCAGGTTCTCTGGGATGATTGCGCCACCGGAGCCGGCTGCAGTGCTGATGGCCATAGCAATCCCGGCGTCTCCGATCTCGTTGGCGGCAAACAGCTCGGCCAGCTTCATGTCACCCTCACCGGCCGCAACAGCCATGGCGAGGCGAGCCATGCCTGCGCCGGGGTACTGCTTGAGTTCTTGTTTCACATGTACTGCCGGGGGAGCCTGGGATCCGTGAGCATTGACCGGCACGGCCTGCTGGGCCATCAGTCGCTCGGTGCTCTCTTGGCGAGCAATGGCTGAGCTAATCTGGTTCGCTTGCGCTTCCAGATTGGCAAACTGGGCCAACTGCTCGTCACTCAAAGCAGTACCGCTCGCTTCCAGATCGGCAAGGGCTTTAATCTGGGCGACGATTTCGCCACGCTCGCGGCGGAGGGTTTCGATAGTTTTCATCGAGTGGTTTCCTTTGGGTATAAAAAAAGCCCCTAAAGGGCTTGTTGGGATGGGCTCCGCCGCAGGGCTAGAGCTGGTTCTGCAATTCGATGGCCCTGGCCCGCAAGCCGACAGACTGTTGAGGTTTACCCTGGTTGGCCACGCTGGCGGCAAGGGTGTTGAGATAATCCTGGGGATTGGCCAGTTCGTCGGCCAGGCCATTGGCCACGGCTTCACTGCCGCTGAAGAGGGCCGCTTCAGTGCCCTGCACTTGCTCTGCTGACAAGCCGCGATATCGAGCGACCGAGCTCACGAACAGCTCGTAGGCTTGATCCATCCGGTGGTCGATGGCGGCCATCGCTCCATCGGAGAGGGGCTCGTGTGGGGTACCGTCCTTCTTGCGCTCGCCGCGGTAGAAGGTGGTGAAGGTGAGACCCACCTCCTGCTCCCACTTGCTCACCTCCATATGCTCCATGATGACGCCCACAGAGCCGCAGCCGCCGGTCTCACTCACCACCACCCTGGTGCAAGCGGCAGCGATGAAGTAGGCGGCCGAGTAAGCGGCAAAGTTGACCAGTGCGGTGATCGGTTTGACGCTGCGCTTGGAATAGATGTATTCCGCCAGCTCCTTGCAGCCCACCGCCATGCCGCCGCCGGAGTTGATGTCGAGCACAATCTCCTTGACCCGTTCGTCGGCCAGCGCGGTGGCGATCTGCATCCTCACCCACTCGTAGCTGGTCAGCTCGGTGCAGGTGGCATCGATGTGGCCACGCCGCGCCATCAGGATGCCGTGCACAGGGATCACCGCCAGCCCGCCGATACGGTTCTTGAACTCGCCCTTGGCCTCCAGCGGAGCAGGCTCGAACCCGTCCGGCAACTCGTCGGCAGCCATGATGTCTCGCTGGTTGCCCAGCATGCGTGGTAGCAGCAAGCTCTTCACCCCAGCCAGAACATCCTGGGTGGCATAGAGTGGTTGGCCAAACGCCATGCTGGCCAGATGTGGGTAATTGATCAGCTTCGGCATAGGATGGCCTCGATCTCGTTGAGTTGTTCGGCGCTGGCTTTGGTGATGCCGGGCGGAAGAGAGCCGGTGCTCACCATGTTGAGCGGGGTCAGGTAGATATCTCCACCTGCTACCGGCGGCAGGTTCTCCAGCCGGCGGATATCGTTGACACTCATCCAGCCCCACTGGCGACCGAGGGCATAGGCCTCGTAGCGGGACTTCTGATCTGCCCGTAGCAACCCAGAGACGTTGAACTCGATGTAGAGGTTCTTGCGCTCCGCCGGCAACAGCAGGTCTCGCATCATGGCGCCTTCGATCCGCTTGACCCAGGCCAGCAGGGTGTAGATGACAAACTGCAGCCCCTGGTGCTCGATGTTGTTGTTGGTCGCCCGCTCCAGTTCGCCGATCATGTGCGGCGGCACCTTGTAGAGCCGGCAGATCTCGTTTGCGCCATACTTGCGGGACTCCAGCAGCTGCGCCTGCTCGTTGTTCATAGCGAGCTGCTTGTACTGCATTCCCTCCTGCAGTAACGCGACTGAGAAGGCATTGCGTAGTCCCGAGTGGCGCTCTACAAACTTGCCGAGGAACGCATCCACCTTAGCCTGTGAGTCGAATTTGGCACCATCCTTCGGGCTTTCGATGACGCCCGAGAGAGTGGTGCCGTTGGCAAACACCCTTCCCGCATGCTCATCCACCGCCATGGCGAGCCCGATGGTGTCCGGGTTTGTCTGGATCGGTGACAGCCCCAAGTAGCCGTCAAGACTGAACGCCTTGACGTGGTGCACCATTCGCATCGGCAAGATCTGGTTGCTGCCGTCCAGCAACTGGTAATAGGGCAACCCATCCGGCCCCTTGAGCACCGCTACCTTGTCCGGGTTGATGGGAATGAGTTCGGTGATGAAGCCCCGGCCATCCCGGTCGATCAAGCTGTAACTGTTACCCCGCAGGCCCAGGTGGCCCATGCGTTGTTCGTTGTACTCGAACGCAGTGTCTCTCTGGTTCGGCTGGTTATGGATCAGGTCGTACAGTGGGTGGTCAGTGGCACGAAGCCGCTTGTCATCGTCACGACGGTAGAGCTCACAGGGCAGCTGCGCCACGGACTCGGCCAGCAGGGTGACACAGGCACGCACGACCCCTTGCGCCAGGGCCGTCTCCGGCGTGACCAGCACCCCGGCCTTGGTAGTCTTACCTGCCATGCTGCTGATCCACTGACTGAAGTTGCCGCCCTTGCGCCCGCTGCCGAACATCATTGGCAGGAACATTAGCTATCCCCCTTGTGGCGTTTGGCGAACTCGGCTTTGGCAACTGCTCGACTCATCAAAAATGACCAGATCAGGCAGAGCAGGCCGCCCACTATCCAGCCGAGCGGCGGGGCGTATAGGCTGGCGCCATAGGCCAGCGCCGCAGCGCCCAGCAGGCCCACGATGAAAATGGAAAGTTGTGTCAGCATAAAACGTCCGAGGTTTCGTAGATGGAGCGGTCATCGCCGCGATCCGGCACCATGGCGCGGGCGATGGTCATGATCAGCGCCACCGCGCCGTCTATCTTCTGATCCGCGCTCTCCTTGATCGGGCGCACCATGTCATCGTTTCCTGGTAGGTTCTTGCCGATTACATTGCCGATACACCAAGTCATCAGGCTGTTGCCGTCGTGGTGGAAGCGGCCTGCCTGGATCGCAGCCTCCAGCTCCTTCATTCCGGCGGACATGTTCTGATAGTTCTGGGTGATGGTGATGGGGGTCATCCCCTCATCTGCCAGCGAGTGAGACAGGGCAATTGCCCCTGCCGGATCGAGTGGAGTCTCCAACACCTTGTTGGCCAGGTTGGCCTCTTTGGCCTCTTCAAAGATCTCGCGATAGTCGATCTCTGCCCCATCGGTGGTACTGAGCTCACCCAGGTTGACCCACTTCTGGTATCGCTCCGCCAGACGCCGGTTATCGTTATCGAACACGGTATCTTCCGGCACCCAGAACCTGGGGGCGACCGAGTAGTAGTGGCGCTTGCCGTCGATATCGCGCCAGAAAAGCCGCGCCATGGAGTTCATGTCGAGCTTGCGGGCTAGGTCGAAACCGAGGATGCACTCGTCACCGTCAAACTGCCCCAGGGTGAGGCTCTTGTCCTCGCAGGCCGCCCAGCGCTGCATGTTGTAGAACGCCGTCTTGGCCGAGACCCAGACGTTGAGGTGTTTGGTTTTGAAGGTGTTGGCAAAGCGGGCCGACTTGATCGCCTTGGCCTGCTGCGCCTGGAGATATTCGGCGTAGACAGAGACCCCCATGTTGGGGTTGGCCTTCGCCAGTACCTTGGGGTCTGTCCAATCATCGCCTTCGTCGATGGTGTAGATGATCCCGAACAGCTCATCGTCCGGCACCGTGCCGGCCAGCATCTCGATTACTTCCCGCCGCTTGTCATAGCAGGGGCCGTCGATGTTGTAGCCAGAGGTGGTGATGGCCCACATCAGTGGTTGGAGGCGGGCCCCCATACCGGTGAGCATGGTAGTGTAGAGGTCGTCGCTGTCGTGCTCGTGGTATTCGTCCACGATGGCGCATGAAGGTGATTGACCGTCACCTGGGTTGCCGATCAGCGGCTCGAAGCGGGCACCGTCAGCCGGGATGTTCAGGTTGCTGGCGTTGACCTCGATGCCGTAGTGGTCGAGCAGTGCCGGAGTACGCTTGGCCATCAACCGAGCGGGGCGAAACACCTCCCATGCCTGCTTCTCGGTGGTGGCGCCTGAGTAGACCTCTGCACCGAATTCGTTATCCGCCGCGAAGCAGTAGAGGCCAACCGGAGCGGAGAGCGCCGACTTGCCGTTCTTGCGGGGGATCTCGTTGTAGACCTCGCGAAAGCGACGCAGACCGCTACCCTTGCGTACCCAGCCGAACACACAGCAGATGATGAACAGCTGCCACGGCTCGAGGTTCAAGGTTTGACGCTTGAGGGCCCACTCCCCCTTAGTGTGGGGCATGAGCTGGATGAACTTGGCGGCCCGCTCGGCTTTGTCCTTGTCAAAACGAAACCGGAACTTGGCCGACTTCTCTTTGGCCAGATCATCGAGATGGCGCTGGCAGGCCTGGATCACGTAGCGGCAGGCAAGGATGTTGCCACGAACCACATCGCGGGCGTAGCCATTGGCTACGTTGACGTAGGGATAGCTTTTGCGTACGGCCATAGTCCATCCCTACAAAGCAGCGAACGGGTTGCCTCCTCCCTTCTTCTTATTGCCGCCGATCAGGCGCGAGCGGCTGGAAGGGTCCAGCCCGAGCAGGGCCCCGTATGTGGTCATTTGCTTGAGTGATTCGTTGGCGACGGTACAGGCCGGATTCTTGACTGGACCACCAGTGGCCCCTTCAACCACCAGACCATGCTTGGTGATCTCGATCTCGGCTCTGCGCCAGCGGGAGTAAGCGGCGCAGAATGCCTCCAGGTTGTGCAGATCGGTGATGCACAGTACCTCGGCGGCGCACAGCTCTTTGATCACCATGTCCCACAACGTGGGGGCCCACTGGTCTTCTACCAGCCACTCTGGGCAAGCGACCCCGATCAAAGGGGTGAAGGTGGGTTCGTTTTTGTTCAGCGCCCGCTTGCCGGCATTGCCCCCCAAGCGCTTCAAGGCCGTAGGCTTGGGCTTCCTACCGCGCCCGGGCACGGTAGCTGCACCGCCCATCGCGCCCTCCATTTAAATTTTTAATTTCGCGGGTATAAAAATTTCACGGGGCGGAGCAGTGGTGAGGTCGAAAAGCTGGGAGGATTTGATCCCCCCTACCCCCTCGCCAGCCCTGCCCGTCGGGCTGCCAGCGCCTCTGCGCGTGTCTTGGTCTCATGGCAATGGTCACAGATGCTCTGCAGATTGGACTCGTCATCGTTGCCGCCCGCAGCCTTGTTGACGATGTGATCGACCTGAGTCGCTGGTGTCACGATGCCCAAGGCAAGGCACACCTGGCACAGGTACTTGTCCCTCTCCAGTATCCGCTTGCGTCGCTTGCGCCACGCCCAGTCATAGCCGCGATCATCGGCGCTGACCTTGGCCACCGTCTTCCACCCATCGAGCAGATGTATATGGGCTGGGCAGTAGCCATGCCGCTCGGTGGTCAACTGATGACAGGTGCGCTCTCTGCACACCTTGGGAACTCGTAGAGGCATGGCTGCTACCTGGTTGGTGCCGCACCGGAACAGGTAAACGCGGGACGACCCGCCAGATGGTAGAGTGACCCGGTGCGGCGATTCGGTTACTGCAGGGAAATCAGGGAGCTGTAGGCTCTTTCACAGGCCAGACCGGATGCTCGAGCTCGGTCATACGCTCTTGCCAACTCTCCCGCTCGCGCATCAGCCCGGCTGAGCAGGTCGGCGAGCACCACGGCGGGCTGTCTGACTGTTTCGCCTGGCTGGGCAACGCCGGTATGGCTGGCGCACTGATTTGCTCGTGCTGCCAAGCGGCGGGCTTGCTCGTGCAACCCAGCAGCAACAGCACTGGCAGCAGCAGCGTCACTCTCAGCCCGGGCAATCTCTTGTTCTGCATCCTGTCTTACCTTCTCTATGTCCGCTTGGCGACGCTGTTCAACCTCTCGCGCAGCAGTTACCGCATCAGCTCGTGCAGTGGCCAGTTCGGCCGCCTGTTTGCTCCATTTCTCTGACCACTCAAGCCCCTTGTCATGAGCTCCGGAGCTGTAGCCTGAGTGGTGAATCCACCACACCAGCAGCGCTACCGCTGTCAGGCGAGCGAAGAACCACACCACGGGATGCGCATCGAGGAACTGCCTGACGAGGCTCATGCTGCAGCCACCCCATTTTTGATGGCCGCAGCGGCATCCATACCCCTGAACAGGCATTCCTCTGCGACACGCCGGCGGGTCAGCCCGCGCATCACCTTGCCATCGTTTTTGTTCCACTTACGAAACTCACGGGCTGCACCATCGTAATCACCGGTGTTCAGCTTGCGCAGCAGCGTGGAATCTCCCAACCCTTCCGGAATGGTGTCGGCATCGATATCAGAACCGACGTTGTAGGCGAACGACACCAGCGCATCGAACTGGCCTTGAGTCAGTGGAACCTTGACCAGCGACAACACATCACGCTCAAAGCGGCGGAGGTCACCAACGAACACGCTGTCAGCCTGTTGCTGCGTCCACTCCAGCCCGGGTTTCACCTCTGGCCCTGTGTGCCCCCACCCGATAGTCCACGGCTCCCCATTTTTACTGCCAGGGTCTGGGTAGGCCCTCAACTTGCAGGTCTCGAAGTAGTGCATGAGACTGATGCCGTGCGGTGATGTGCGCTCAACTCGGACCATTGCCAAACCTCCTATCCAGCACACGACCGGCAAACTCGCGGATCTTCTCGACCCCGAGGAACCCGATTGAACCGCCGACGAACCCGGATGCGGTGGCCGCAATCCCGAACAGCTCCATCCCAGACATCACCGAGAGGGAAATGGCGCCACACAGCAACGACTCGAGTAGCCGCTGTCGAACACCGCCGCCGGAGTAAGTCACCCGAAGCCAGGAGATCACCACGGACAGAATGAAGCCATACAGTGCGGGCCAGTGAGTGTCGGCCCACGCCAGCAGCCAGGCCAACAGGCCAAGGTCTTTATCAGGCATCTTCATACCCACCACCCCGCAGGGCCTCTGAAATGAAAAAACCCCGGCAAGGCCGAGGTTTGGAAGGGGAATTAAAAAAGGACTGAACCCTTTCGGGTGCAGTCCTCCATCATTGGGAACCAGCCTACACAAAATTGCAGCGCGAGTAAATACCCTCTCACACGAGCGGAATCAGCTGCCAACTCACACGACTAATTTGCCCTTGTGACAGGCAATTGAGCCCACCACTGGTCAAATTCCGGAACCGCTAACATAGCGTCTGGAGCATCCATTTTAGTTGCGATATAGGTATCCCTGTATGTGCTGCGATGATAAGTCTCATTTAGTGGTTGCAGAATGGCATCATCACTACCGGCTTGCTTCACAACCATGTTCTTGTGAGTGAAAATTCTAGAACAACGCTTCACATCTAACGGCTGTAAGGAATACTGTCCGCCAAAGGCGGACATACACGGGGTATACACCCACCATTTTATGTACTGACCATACGCGAGAGACACCAGAGTCAGCCCTACAGCCAGATAGAGCGCATATATCGGTTTGAACCACGACATCATAGCTGGATCTCCACTGTAACTTGGGTTAGTGGGTCCAACATCACAGCCAACTGGCGCAACCCCCTCACCTCGACAAGGGCCGCACTCACATCGTGCCCGGATTGACTCATGAGCCTCAACGCAGCCAAGGCCGGTGATTCACCCCGCTGCAACATGCCGGCCCTCATCTCGACGAGTAATCGCTCACCATCCGTCGCCGTAAAGGCCTTTCGGGCATGCCAAAACGGCTGTGCGTCACAATATATTTTTGGCATGAACAGGCCCCCAGCAGACGCCGTTAATTTAATTAATTCGGATTGATGTACGCTCCAGGCAGATGCCTGATGCTATTTACGTTACAGACCTCTCCAATCCTGTGTCAACGGGTTCAGCGAAAAAAAATATCCCCTCTCGGCGCCGACATCCAAGTATGTTCCGTCGTGACAAACCTTCGCTAATTACACAACTTCACACAGGGAAGTTGCTTAGGATATTAACAAATCGCGCTTGGATTTTTTAATAAAAAATAATTCACCTCATACTTTTCTGGCAATCCACTGCACTCCCTTTGTTGGCATTCATTGACATAACCTGAATTGCATCGATGTCAATTACTCGCAATTGCAACTTGCATTAAGTTTGTCAGCCACTTGATTGCCAAAGTTGCAAATCACGTTTTCAATCTACCGATACCAAACCCAACACATCAGAATTGCAATCTTGATAGCCCGCGTGGATGCCCATTGGGTATGATGTGGAGGCGTTCACACCCCCTCTTCGCCAGCCGACCCCGCATGTCGCCTGACTTTCATCGTGTATCTACTTTCCAGCTATCGGGATGATGAAAGTATCACAAAATCAGATAATCATATCGTCTATAGACTATCAAAACTGAAATATTGATGTTTGGATAATTCGATATATCCAAATCCAAAAGGGAGCATCAGGGCGAAGTGGCAATCAAAATCTAAGCATTCTATTGAAATGGCAAGAGTGATTTTTCAATTTAGCATGACTTACCGAACAACGTCCCTTTATCAATGCAAGCAAATAAAAGTTGACTTCAATATATTGAAAATGATTGTTCAGGATACTGAAAATGCAATATGTGAAAGCACCAGCTTTTAGCCGCTAAAATGATTTTAGCTGAGGTCATTTACTCATCATCGACTCGAAGGCTTGCCACCCCCCCTCGCCAAAGCACTGTACATAAACACAGCAACTCACCTAAAAATGTCACTATCTGAACCGTCAGCTTCTAGACGAGACGGGCATCGGCCCTCCTATCAATCGCTCAACATGCTGCTGCACCAGGTAGGTTCTCGCCAGTTCAGGGTCCTTGCACCCCAGCCAGGCGTCGTAGTCATCCGGCGGCACAATGACCAGGCTACGCTTCTCGTCCCCGGGCTTGTGCATCCGTCGCAACAGCGGATGCGAGTCAGCGTTGATGGTGAGCTGGGAGAAACTGAATGTGTAGCCATCCCCTTCTTGCCAAGCCCGCCAGATGCCAGCAACCGCAAAGGGCGTGCCATCGGCCATGCGGATCCGCCAGCGCTCGGCCTTGCCGCTCTCGTAGCAGGGCTCGAAGAAACCGGTCATGGGCACTAGGCAGAGCTGGCCCTGCTTCCAGGCGCGGCGATAGGTCGGCTTTTCACCCACTGTCTCGGCCCTGGCATTCATCGTGGTGTAGTGCTTGTTGCCAGGCTGCACCTTCCTCTTCGGCACCATCCCATAACTAGCGATCAGCGCCTGCCGCCGGCCATCTCGCTGGATCAGGATCGGGGCCTGATAGTCCTGCCACACCTCCTCCTTCCAGTCGTACCCTGGGTCATCAACCCGAAGTATTCTACCAGCTCCGCCTTGGTGGTCGGGATGTAGTTGATGCACATGCGCAGCCCCTCCGTCGTATGAGAGCTCAAACACACCAGGTCGGTCTCTGCCAAGCATAATTCGCCGCGGCACAGCCGCCCTGCCAAGACCCGATCGCCGACCAGTGATCTTTCCGGATCCCTCGGATAAAATAACTGTATGTTCATACAGTGACAATTACCATGATCCCCCACGCGACCGATGCACCTATCATAGAGCTTCCTCTGTTCCTCACCCCTGCCGCCTGCGGGTTCCCCTCCCCGGCTCAGGACTATGTGGAACAGACCATCGACCTCAACCAGCACTGCGTCTCCCACCCGGCGGCCACCTTCTATGTGCGGGCCAGCGGCCACAGCATGATCGGAGAAGGCATCAATGACGGCGATATGCTGATCATCGACCGCGCCATCACGGCTCGCCATGGCGACATCGTGCTGGCCTGTCTGGATGGCGAGTTCACCGTCAAGATCTTGCAGTCCGACCCACCGGCGCTACTACCGGCCAACCCGGATTTCCCCACGATCTTTCTGCAAGAAGGGCAGGAGCTGGATATCTTCGGCGTCGTCACCTTCGTCCTGCACAAAACCCGGCGAGGGTAGCCATGCCAACCGCCATTGCCCTGGTCGACGTAAACAACTTCTATGCCTCCTGCGAGCGCCTGTTTCGCCCCGACCTCAAGGGGGTGCCGATCGTGGTGCTCTCCAACAACGATGGCTGTGTCGTGGCCCGCTCAGCAGAGGCCAAGCGGTTGGGGGTCAAGATGGGGGTGCCCTACTTCCAGATCCGCGAGATATATGAAGATCAGGGCGGCATCTGGTTCAGCTCCAACTACGCCCTCTACGGCGACATGAGCCAGCGGGTGATGACCACCCTGGAGAGCATGGCCCCAACAGTCGAGGTCTACAGCATTGATGAAGCCTTCGTCGAGCTCGGGGAATCTTGGGCTGGCGACCTGCTGGCCTATGGCCGCCAGATCCGCGAACGGGTGCAGCAGTGGACCGGTCTCACTGTCGGGGTGGGCATTGCACCGACCAAGACCCTGGCCAAGCTCGCGAACTACGCCGCCAAGAAGTGGCCGGCCACCGGCGGCGTGGTGGATCTGCGTGATGAGGGGCGCCGCGCCAAGCTGATGGCCATCACCCCGGTTGAGGAAGTCTGGGGGATAGGGCGCAAACTGACCGCCAAGCTCAACAAACAGGGTATCAACACGGTAGCTGACCTGGTGGCGGCCGCCCCCAAGAGCCTGCGTCGACAGTATGGCGTGGTGGTCGAGCGCACAGTGCAGGAGCTGCGAGGGATCCCCTGTGCCGAGCTGGAGCAATTGATCCAGGCCAAGCAGCAGATCATCTGCTCACGCTCCTTCGGCGAGCGCATCACCGAACTGGGCCCCATGCAACAGGCGCTGGCCGGCTACATGGAGCGGGCCGCCGAGAAGCTGCGTGCCGAGGCAACGGTGCCGCCACGTCACCCTCTTTATAAGGAGCAGCCCCTTCTCGGAGCGAGAGACCTATTACGGCAACCAGATATCGACCCGGTTGCAGACACCCACATCAGATACCCGCGACCTGCTTGCCCTAGTTGAGCCACTGCTGCGCCGGATCTGGCGGGATGATGTGCGCTATATGAAAGGGGGCGTCATGCTGGCCGATTTCACCCCGGCCAGCATGCACCAGGAAGACCTGTTCACTGACCGGCAGCAGGATCCCCGTAGCGAGGCGCTGATGAAGGTGATTGACCAGATCAATCAGGGAAGGCTGGGGAAGGTCTACTTCGCAGCCCGCGGCCGGAACACCAGGGAGTGGATGATGAAACGGGAGCAGCTCAGCCCCCGCTATACAACTAATCTTAGCGAGATCCCCACGGCGAAGATTTAACTTTAACTGTTCATACTTATGCAATCTGGATCATCGTACGATTAGAAGTAACTGGTCGTTGCGACTTTCTACTAAAACGATTTCTTAGCCTTAGTGAACATTTATATCAGTGTGATAAATTGGCTACTAATGAGCCTGTGTAAACACATCGGCATTGAATTCATTAAGGGCGGTTTATGGCTTCTGTTCTGGCTGAATATCAAAGATTTCTTGCGTTGTTGGCAAGGTCGCCTGCGTCGGACAATGTGCGGCGAATGGCTAATCTGGTCCTCGCCAACTTGGATCATCTTGCGGAAGTTGGAGCTACGCGACGTGCCCGATCTATACGGCTGGCTCCACTTGCAATTAACCAACTGCTCACGACTACAGCCGAGATCCAGCAAGAAGCGTTACCCAATGCTCCAGAGCAGCTCATGGGGCGTATGCATAACCTGACGGTTGGTCCATTTCGCGGCTTCATGCGTCAGGAAGTCTTCGATCTAAGCAGGGATATAACCCTCGTTTACGGCGCAAACGGCACAGGGAAAAGCTGTTTTTGTGAGGCGCTGGAAACTGCCATGCTGGGCTCTATCAGCGAAGCTAAGGTCAAGCGAGTGGACCATCGGGTCTACTGCAACAACGCTAGACTTCGCCAGCATACGGTGCCTGTCCTGACCTCAAGCACCGGTGAGGCACAACCAGCGGTGGTCATGGCCAACGAAGATGCATACCGATTCTGTTTCATTGAAAAAAATCGCCTAGATGATTTTGCCCGCATTGCAGCCAGAACCCCGGGCGATCAGCGCCAATTGATTGCCACCTTGTTCGGAATAGACCAGTTCAACGAGTTCATTCGGGGCTTCAATCCAAACATTGATGAGAACCTAAACTTGCATGGCAGCAAGAACCAGGCGCTCACAGCACTCCGAACCCGTGTGGCTGCCGCTGAGCAAATCATCCTAACAAACCCCGAAAAATTGGCACAGCTGGACCGTGATGAGGCGGCACTTGCTGAACACATATGGCCGGGTAAGTCGTTCACCGATGTATGCACTTGGTTATTCGGAACCCCCCAAGTACAGGGACGGCTCCAATATGTTCAAGGGATGCTCAACGCTGCTCCTCCACAGATTTATGGTATTACCCAAGCAAATCTGATCGCTCTACTCACAGAGTGCCAACGCATCGAAGCACTTTGCCAAGCGTCAGCAAATCAGCTAGCGGCTCGTGCTGGTGAGGTTTCATATTCACAGCTTTATACAGCAGTGCTAAAACTGAGTGAAGGTGCGACCGCATGCCCCGCGTGCGGTACCTCTCTTGACCAAGTTACCCATAACCCATTTGCCAAAGCCCAAACAGGCTTGCAACAACTTGCCGAGCTTTCGGCTATACAGCTTGAGGAACAGCAGCATCGTCAAGCGCTGAATAATGCTTCTCACAATCTTCTCGCGGTCATGTCCACGGCCATTCGTATTCTTTTGGCCCTGAGTCCAGAACAACTCAGATCTGCCAATCTACCAGTGCTGCCAGCCACTATTGATGGCTGGTCGTTCCAACAATGGATGGACAATGACCAGCATGCTTGGCGGTCTATGTTAGCCCTCGTCTCTTCCATTGAGCAGCGGGATGCAGAGGGTCAGAGAATAATGACTCAACGCCAAGAACTAGCCCAAGAACGAGAACGCCTAGATGGGTTCCGTATGGAAATAGTGCGATTGAGAACTATTCGGTTTACCAACCAGCAAACAGTGGCCCAAGCTCATGCCGAAGTTGCAAAGTTCGAAGAAGATAATCGTGTACTGATGGCCGAAGTAGCCGCAGAAGCAAACGTTATCGCCTTTCATCAGATAATAAAGGAAAGTTACGATGAGTTCCTAGGGTACTTGAGGCAGTATCTGAGCGAGTTACCTGCAATGCTACTTCAGGGACTAGGGGAGAGAGCCCGGGCTCTGTACAACTCGTTCAATAGGGATGATTCACCTGCCGAAATGCTTCATTCCCTTTGGCTTCCGCTTGTAGAGAATGGGAAAATCGAGATCGAGTTTGCTGCCGAGCCAGGGGTACGTTATGACGCGTTAGTAATCCTAAGTGAGGGGCATATAAAATGCTTGGGGTTAGCCATATTGCTTGCGAAAAATATTGAGCAGGGCTGTCCTGTAGTGATCTTCGATGATGTAGTGAATGCCATCGATGATGAACACCGAAACGGCATCTGGCGGACCTTCTTTGAAGACGATTTGCTTAACGGCAAGCAAATCGTCCTGACTTCGCACGCGGAAGAGTTCTTGCACCGTATTCAGCAGGAGTTGGGCGTACAGCGAGCACAGCTTATCAAGGTATATAAGTTTCTACCTCGTGAAGGTGAACACCACCTGCGTGTTGATACTGATCCACCCACGAAAAACTACGTCATGCTGGCTCAGGCCTCACTTGCTGCAGACGAAAAACGGGATGCACTACGCCATTCAAGGCCAGCCATCGAAAGCCTGACAGATCGTTTATGGACATGGCTTAGCAGGCGTGGAGATGGCCGATTGGAACTTAAACTTGGCGGACCAAGGGCAAAGTGGGAACTTAACAATAAGTGTTCAAAGTTGCGTGCAGCGTTAGGGCGCGTTCAGAATCCTCATGCAGCAATGCCTACTATCTTGGCAGCTCTCGACGACCTTTTGGGGATAAACGGTACATCGATTGAGTGGGGTTATCTAAACAGTGGGACGCACGATGCCCAACAAGACCACGAGTTCGACCGGGCAGCCGTGCGCCGCATTGTCAATGCGGCAACAGCACTCGATACAGGGCTCCAGCTGCTGCAACAAAGGCATTGAACCCACATCTTTAGCTGTTGTAATGAGTGATAATATGCACCAATGGGCTATGGAAAGCCTATTGGTGTCTAGGCCCGCTGAGATTGCAGTAGTAATAAATGATGAAGTTAGTATGCAAGTGTCTTCCAAGCTCACACACTGCTCATACCCCCGTCACCCGCTTGTAGAACGCCTCTACCTAGCTCTCCAGTACATAGCACCAGGCCAACACCGCATAATAGAGCAAGCACCACTGCAACTCCCACTCATTGCGGGTCAGTGAGCCCAACAGCGGCTCGATGGCGCGGCGCGCCGGGGATGGGGCCGTAGCCCGGTGCCGCCATAGCGCGGGCACACTTTGTCGGCAGCCATACCGTTCAGACGGCTTAACTTAAAAGTGATCCCTGCTGCGCCGGATATGGCGAGATGATGTCAGCAATATGAAGGGGTGCGTCATGCATGACGACTTCCCCCCGGTCAGCATGCACCAGGGAGACCTTTTCTCTGACCGGCAGCGGGATCCTCGCAGCGAGGCTGTGATGAAGGTGATTGATCAGATCAATCAGAGACGGTTGGGCAAGGTCTACTTTGCCGCCAGGGGCCGGGACACCAGCGAGTTGATGATGAAACGGGAGCAGCTCAGTCCCCGCTATACCACCTGTATTAGCAAGTTCCCCGCGGTGAAGGCATGAGTTTGACCAGTTTGGTCAACTGTTGCTGAAGAGACGCCGACTTTGGCGCTGGTGGTACCTTCTTGGGACTTGGCGGAGCTTCGGGGTGAATACAGAGCACCTTGATGAAAATCCGGTGAGAGCTCCGTTTGCCAGGTTCTCTTTTACAGCTCCGAGTTTCTGCCACTGTCTCCACGTAGCTGAGACAACGTAGGTAGTGAATAATGGCGCTGGCCAAATCGCTCTGTACCTGCAGCAGCTCCATTACCGCGTGCAGGTCGAAGAACTCCCCATGCTGTAACCCCCACCCTGCCACCTTCAATGCCGGATCTTTCAACTTGCTATCCATGTCGTACCTATCTCTGACCCAAAGTGTTGATCACGCCAGCTCTACGCCCAAACAGCGCCAGATACGCCTGAACATCAGCTCAAATTTGGTCAATACTTCTCATGGTTCATGAGAGCTCTTAAGTGACGGGCTTCGTTTGCATTGCTACTTGCTCGGTCTACATCTTCCTTCATACCCTCTATGGCTTGCAGTGCAGCGTTATCGGTGAAGACCGTCTCGACTTTGCGAACAAGTATAAACAGGTTCCAAGCAGCAATAAGAACTAGGTTTTGGATAGGCTCGTCAATATAAGCATCTCCTACCGATTTATTCCTTACTTCGCCATGCCAGCCGGGATTTTTCATGAAACTAGGTACGCTATCTGGCCCAAAAGAGAGCATGTAGCCATGCACAAGGCTATTTCGATACTCATTCAAGTCGCCAGCTGCATATGCTGCAACCTTCAGAATAGCATTGCATTTTTCGCTCAGCTTGGGGCTGCCCTCACCTAACATTTTGAACTGAGCTTCCGTGTTCATCTTCTCCGTGAAAGGGCGTACGCCTTTAATGCCCTCTTCCCTCAAGGTCCATAGGGCGCGTTCAAGCGTTGTTTCGAACATCCCATAGACAGTAATAAATGCGCCCATCCGCATAAGGTGGTCCGGCTGAAGGCCAAGCATCATCAATCGAGATTGGATGTCCAAAGCTTTAGCTTGATCGTCGTATGGCACTGTATTGTACCCTCCATGTAGACCACTTTTCTGTTGTTCAAAACTGCCTTCATCGGTGAGCGTTCCATAGGCGCTCCACCATGAAAAGTACAATCCAGACAACAATAATCACCACTGCAACCTTCATCCACTTACTCGGTGGTATAGTCAGCTTACCCTCTGACTTAGGCTGGCTTCTCCGACAGTGGCAATTGTTAGATTCCGGTGTGTCAAAAGTAGTAGAGATTCGGGAGGCCGACGTTACCCCTCCCTTAAATACTGACCACCACTCAACTCGGTACTTGCTCCACACTAACCGTTCGCCCTTGCTTGCCTTCGAAGTTGGCAGCTAACCCAACTGCCTGTCCATTAGTGAACCCTCTGGCATCCCGAATTTCTGTGGATGCATGAGTTTTACCATCTCGACTCAGGCTTGAGATATACAGGGGGCCGGTCGGTAGTCCCTCATCCTTGATGCAGACAATCCAGCTACCGGGAGCAGCCTTCATTGGAATAGGCAATTCCTCATGTTGCAACTTTCCACTTTCATCGCGAATGATGGCTACGGCAACCGCATATCTGGGGCCCCGACGGTTAGCAGACACCCACGCCTTGGCCGCAGTCTCGTAGAGCAGGGCAGCTGCCGGATCCCAGAGGTAATTACTTGGGGATGCAGTGACCAGATACCCACTTTCAATCTCGCTGTAAACTGCATATCCACTGCGCTTAGACATCCTTGTTCCTCTTCAAAACGGTGAAGTTCTAGTCCCATAGCCAACCGCACCGCATAACCCGGTCAGGCCATCTATGTGTTGTAAGCATCTCATTCCTGTGCTCTATGATAGCGTTAATCGACTACCGCCGGAGCCAATTGTTGCACATCAAATTTGAGGGGGAATAGGTATGCGCCACTGAAGCAGTGTCACCCCAAAGGAGATGAAAATGTCGATCGAAGAAGCACTGGAGCTCTGGTTATCCCGACCAACGTGGTTCAGTTCTCACCCATCTGACTTGCAGCAATTCAGCCTTGTGATGAGGCAACTGAAAGTGCTCTCTACGACCCCTAGTGTGTAAGAGCTGGAACAAGTGATCATCAAGCGCGCAGAGCGCCTGCCCGCCATGCTCGGAACCCCAAGTGACATTCCTGCCACAGCCAGAGAGTTTGCCTCAAGAATCCACTCGAAGCTGTAAAAGTGGTGAATGTAACAAAGCCCGCGATAGCGGGCTTTTGTGATTACAGCATCCAGAGCAAGTCTGGCAACATATAGGTGTTATAAGTTAAGCTGCGCCTTTTAACTTACTTGCCAATTCATTGATAGAAAGCACTGATATATTTTCGTTATCAAAAGCACCGACTGGTATACCATCTCTCTTCTTTGTGACTAAAATCACTTCATCAACGGTTTCCGTAGAAACTAGTTTTTGAAGATATTCAATAGTCCTTCTTAGAATGTGGAGTGGCACAGAGCCATGCCATGACTTTGCTTCAATTGCCACCCGCCTGCCATTTACGTTGACAAGAAAGTCTGGGCGCAAACCATTTATGTTAGGTTCAATTGCAAATGTAAAGCCACTTTTAACTAGTATTTTTGCAATATCCTCCTCAAATTCTGACGATGTTAATTTGGCTGAAGAAACAGAAGGCAAAAAATCATACTCTTTACTTCGCTTATATGTAGCCAAGGCAGTTAAGACAGCTATGCTTCCGACCAAAACACCAAGGGAAGGAAGAAGAAAGTCAGTCTCGAATGATTTTGTTTCGTAGAATGAATATAGGGCTGAGGAAAGCGCTCCAAGCATGGAAGTGGAAAGCACCATAGCAGTTAAACTTTCCTTCTTACTAATTTTCTCTAGTTTGATCTGTTGGAACTCTGAAAAAGTTGATTTTACTGGCTCTTTTTCTATTTTATCAAATACTATGTTTAACCTACCCTCAATTTCTATTCTCTGTGATGGCGATATTAGATCACTATCGAAAACTTCGGTATACAAACTATTTAAGACCTCATCGACAGAAAACAAATCATTTGAAGAAACTTGAAACTCCCTTGCCTTTCCTTCTATAACTCTAGATAAATCTTTGTAGACAGGAGCATAGTCTTCCAAAACCATACGCCTCATCATTGTTCTAACAATGGAATCATTTGCATTCTTAGATCTTTCTTTTTTAGCTCCGATAGTTTGCCTGTAACCAATAACAAATAGGACAAGTGAAACAAGTATCCCTAGTCCTGTTTGAATGTACCCATCCATATAGGCTCCCGAAGTAATTAGTACAAAAAGTGGTTAGCTAAATTATTATATTAACCCGACCATATGGCCTTCTATGAAATTACACGCCACCTTCAAAATCTCGACATATAATTCACTTTCAATTCATGATATTACCAGTTGACCTATGATGTCTATAGGTATTCGCTCGACGAAGTTTTGGATCCGCTATTGTCACAGTACAAAGCACAGTGAAGGTGTCAAATATAAAATGTTGAGGGCGGCAGCTATCACGCCGTCGTCATCCGCTTATAAAGCGCTGCCCCTTCGCTCTCCTGCACATGGTACTAGGCCAGCACCGCTTGGTAGATCAGGTATCACTGCAGCTCCCACTCGCCCCGACTTAAACTTCCCAGCAGTGGCACTATTGCGCGGCGTACCTGGGATCGGGCTCAGGCCTGAACCATCGCAACGCGGATAGACCTTTCTATAGCCGTGCCGCAGCGGCCGCTCAGCTTCAGGTCACCCTTTCAATCAAGGTGGAGGAACACACTGGGGTAGTAGGCTCTAATTCCCCCAAAAACAGAAACCCCATGCCAGCGCGTGCTGGCATGGGGTCAATTACAGGACCACCATTAAAGAATGGTAACCCTTAGATTAGCCAACCTTTTTAACAATTTGGCTAACACGAGCTGCACTCAGATCATAGATCTGAGCGACTGTCTTTTGAGGCATGCCTTTCAAGACTGCGGCTTTGATTTCCAAGTCGCGCAAACGGCGATCAGTCTCAGCCTCAGTTCTCTCCTGATTAGCATTCAGGAGATTGATTTGGCGTTGCATGCCCTTCATTTTGCGTTCAAGCTGGCGAAGGCGATAATCTGTCATATCGGAACTGGACATGATAATATGCTCTCTGGTTCATGGGTGATTGTCAGTGTGTAATGCAAATCGTCTTGCTGGAGGATTGCATTAACTGGCAATCTACCCATTTTTTTTTCTTCACACAATATCAAAAGTGGAAAAATTAGTTAGTACTCAAACGAGCCCCTCGGCTTTCCTTTACAAAACAACGTATTACACTAAAAATTAAGTAGCCCGCTTAAGTGGAATGAGTTTTGCATTGTGCCGAATCAAGCCCCGCTTGAAACCAAAGTTAAAGTCTTTACAACGTCACTCGCTTGTAGAGCACTTCCACCTCGCTCTCCTGCACATGACACCAAGCCAGCACCGCCTGATAGAGCGGGTACCACTGCTGCTCCCACTCACCGCGGCTCAGCGTGCCCAGCAGCGGCTCGATAGCACGTCTGATCTGCGTGCCAAGAATGGGGCGTAATCCGGTGCCGCCACAGCGGGGGCAATTCTTGTCGATAGGCTTGCCGTGTAACCGGGACGCCTCCATGTCACGCACGCTCCCCCTACCCTTGCACTGACAGGCCGCACCCGGAGTATCCGCAGTGCGGCAATAGTGCTGCACGGCCACTGCGGCGATCGCCTTCAAGGCCATCCCCTGGCCACGTGTCTTGATGCTCCGCACATACCTAGGCGCCAGCTTGCTGCACTCGGCCATCACCCCGATAACAGCCTTATGATGGCTGGCCTTGTCTTTGGTGTAGCGAGCCATCATCAGCGCCAACCCCACTCCTTCATACTTCTGCACCAATCCCAGCGCCCCCAGCACATCGGTCTGTGTCAGGTGAGAAGGCCCAGTGGAACGCGACTGAATAGCCTGGATCATCGCCGAACGGGGTTGCCCAATCGAAAGTGCATATTCGAGTCGCATCAGAATACCTCCAGTGACCAGCTGTCGCCATGGCGTATCACGCCGACGAAGGTGAACATCCAGTGCTGCTTGGCCGCCACCTTAATCTTGACCCGGGCGTCATCCTCCCAAAACCCCTTCACCTCGTGCAGTTCGATCAACCCATCCTTACGCACCACCATAAAGTCCGGGGTGTAGAAGGTTTTGTCCGCCAGCCGCAGCTTGAGTGGCTCAAACTCATAGGAGATCACCTCCCCCGCCAGCATCAGCGTGCGCAGGTGGCCGGCATAGGCCTCCTCGGTCTTGTTCATGGAGCCCGGTACCGGCTGCGGACGAGCTCGTGCCTTCACTCTCCGTTCACCTGTAGGCTTCCCACTGTATGGCGTCATCCAAACACTCCCAGGCCGGCGGCCTTGTTTAACGTCATCGCGACGTGATCAAGCTGGCTGCCGTGGGTCTGCTCCCATTGCTGCCAACCATTGTTGTGCAATTCCATGTGTGCCTGGTGGCAGAGCGGGAAAGTCATCAGGTCATGGGTCTTACTGCCCATCACGCTGAGCCCGTGCCCCACCACATGGTGCGCTTCGATGCCATCGGTCTGGCCGGTCACAACACAAGGCAGCTGGCGCACGAACGCCAGATAGTTGGCAGACTCCCACCGTTTCATCTTGGGGCGAGGGATGTGTAGCATCGGAGGCTCAGGATCGATCGTCTTCACCGCTGGTTTGATGCGCAGCCGGCCACGCAGCTCGACCAGCGGGTCCTGCTCCATCAGCTCGGGGCGGCTCACCCGATAGCGGGCATCAGTCTCGCGATAACCACGCCCAGGGATCAGCACCCTGTCTGGCCCCACCGGCGGCAGCCGGCAAGCATGGCGCACCACATCAATGGGCAGCAGACCCTGCACCTTGAACACGCTGGCCCACCAACAGAGATCCCGCGCCTGCAACTGGGCAAGGGCGACCCCGCACCAGCCCGCCACCCGAGTCAACAGCGCCCGGGCAATTGCCTCGGCATGCTCACCCTGATTGAACGGCAGCTGACCGTCGCGGAACTCGTTGTCGTGGTGCCAGCACAGGGGGAGCGGCAGGCCACCCATCTCGGTGGTGACCGACTCGCCAATGCACCCCTCGCCGATCAGGCACTGACCCACGTTACGCAAGACCAACTCGCCACCAGCGGCATTAACGATGGCAGGATCCAGCAGAGCGCTTTCCAGCTCAGGGAATTGCGCCAGCAGATCCCCCTTTTCGCAGGCTGGGACCAACACCGCCGGACGATTACCAAGAGAGGAACGCAACGTGGCCAGCCCCTCTCCCACCTCCAGCAGCACCAGCCCCATGGCTGGCACAAACACCGGATGGGTTGGCATCATCCCAACTTCTCCACCATCTCCAGCTTATCGAGCAGTGGGCCAAGGCGAGCCAGTAGCTGGTAACTTGCGCTACGGCGCACGGCCAGTGATTCAGAGGCAATGACCCGGCGGGCAGCCTCGGCGGCGGTCAGACCCGGGCAGGCGGTGTCGATGGAACGGAACAGCGCAGCACTCTCGTTAAGTGCCGCACCAGCCGGGTTGCTGGCTTGCTGCTGTAAATGGTGTGCTCTGGCCGCGCTGCGGCTAGTGAACTTACTCATGTGATCCCTTTACCTCACGGTAGTGGTTCAGTCGATAGCGAAAATACTCTTGGTACTCCGCCGACTAGATGAAAACAACAATCTTAAATAGAAACTCAATCAAGCCACTCTATACAAAAAAAAAGGGGACATCCGTCCCCCCCTCACATGATTATCCCTTCGGTGGGAACGGGTCGTTTCCATAGGAGTTTCTCTCCCTAATTTGTCCATCACGACCATGGATAAGCAGCTCACTTTGTTGATTGATAGCAATCTCTCTTGCTGCATCAATCGCCTGCTGCTGCGTACCATGGCGGGATGTCAGCCTCTCATTGCCTTCACCCCTAACCCCCCAACCATTATCAGTTTGTACAACATGTTGATTTTTACCTGACATAGCGCATCTCCATTGTGTTTATGTCAGCAATAAAAATAAGTTCAAAAAAGAATCAACACAATATAGACCACTAAAAACCATACAAAACACTACATATAGATTTTATGCCGCAATTTCGCCTAAGCCGACCTTGGCCAGTAGCTCGGCAAACCGGCTCTGGTACCAGTGCGGCTGCGTCTCGCGCTGACAGCGCGGATCCACAATGTTCTTGCCGAACAGCAGCCCTTTGGGCGTGATCGCCCAGAACTCCTTCTGCTTATCCGGTGACTTGGTCGAGGGGCGACGCATCTTGGTCAGCAACCCGTTCGACTCGAGCAGGGCATTGAAGTAGCGCACCCCGATCGCAACCCCGTGCTGCTTCAGCCCCTCGGTGGCAGAGAAGGTTGGCCGCGAACTGCCATCAGTCGCATCACTCGGTGCGTCAATGGCATAGCTGGGCAGCAGGTTCGGCAGCCCATGCTGGCGCTGGATATTCTGCAACATCCCCAGTTTGCCGGCATTGCTGACATTCAGCATGCGGGCCGCTGTCTCGGCAAATAGCAGCTCAACCTGCACCGCGTCCACATTGACCGGTGAATGGATCGCCACCTGGTATTGACCAGTCTTGCGCAGGGATGGCAATACCTCACCGGTGACCCATTGCTTGAATGCCCGGGCAGCAGGCAACTTGCTGCCGAAGATCAAGGCATACACCCCTCCCTCATCGAGGAAAGATACCTCCTGCACACCGCTGGTTGTAGGGGTGTCGCGTTTCACGACATCCCCCTCATCCACATGGCGGCGCACCGCATCCCGCGCATTGCTGTAGCCCAACGCCTTACACACATCGACAGCACAGAACAGCACCCGCCCGTCTTCCTGGATCAAGCGCACTTTGCCAAACTCTGCGCTATCAAAGCTCAACACCTGCATGTCACTCTCCCGATTGTCATGAGTAAGGTTTAGCTACCAAATAATACTGTTTATTTATACAGCCAACAATCACCACTCATAATGCTTTTCAGAGCAGTGAGTGCCTATACAACCAGGGGTAAGTGCTGCTTGGCCCACACTTCACCGGCCACTTCGTCCATATCCAGTTGAAACAGGCTCAACCCAAAGGCATGGGCCCGGGTAAACTCTTGCCGCGCCCCCTTGCTCTGCTGCCAACCCGGTAAAAAGGCCACCGCATCGCATTCCATCAACATGGGAATGGCGATCCGCATGTAGGCGTCATGAGTCCAACCATCCGGTAACACGGCAGGATTCATCACCCATGCACCCTGGCCGTGCAGATAGACTTCGGCAGCAAAGAACATGGGCCGATTAAACATGGGCAAACCGCTCATCGGCCCGGCGATATACACCTTCACGCCGGCCAGGTCGATCAGGCCCTGCTCAGTCAGTTCCTTCGGTTTAATGGTCATGATGGGCCTCCCCGGCCAGATCGCGATTCATACGGTTCAGCGTCACCAAGACGGCTTTTGCCAACGCCAACAGCAGGGTGCCGCACCATACCAGCACCAGTAAAACGGTCCGCAGCGGAGCCAGCAGTAGACGGGTAACCTGGCGAGGGAACATAACCAACACCCAACCCGCGGAGATCACCCACACCACAGGGGCATGCAACATCTGCCAGCCAATCCCACCCTCGTAGGGCATATGAGCCAGCGCAAACAGCGCCACGAACACATACATCAGCAGGAAGAAAGCCTTAACCATGACTGGCCTCCTTGGTCTTCGCCGCCAGCTCAGTGAGCTCACGACAGGCAGATACCAGTCGGGGCTCTACCTCAAACTCATCCCACTCAAGACCACGCTCCTCTTCCTCCGCCAGCCATTCGCGCAGCGAGAGCCAAACAAGAGCAAGAAACGCAGCCCAGGCCAACATAAGGGCCAACAACATCCATTCAATATTCATCCCTTCCTCCCCCTCCCGGTGGTGGCTTGATGAGCTGCCTTGTTCATGGCAGTCCCGACAATCTCTCCTATCTCGGTGCTCCAGGCACCAAATCCGATATCGTGGATCACCCACATCCCGATCGACACACAGATGCCGGCCTCCTGCGCCTTCACCAGCTCCTCAATGCCCAGCAGCGGGGCTTGCCAATCCCGGGTCGGGGTGTGCTGGGCGTAGTAGTGCATCATGCCCCTACCCTCACCAGCTCCACCGCCTTCCCCCGGATCCGCGCAGCTTCTGCCCGTGCCTCCTCGGCCCCATCCCACACCAGGTAATACCCGGCACCGGTGGCAGCATCGGTCTTGCCAAGAGTATCCAGTGAGTTCGACACCTCCAGGTGCACCCGCTCCCCCACCCAGCCCCGCACCGGCGGATAAATGACCACTCGGCAGAACTTCGCCTCGCGCACATCGCGCTCGACGTTTGCATTGAATTGACCAGCCATCACCGAATCCTCCCCGTAATCGTCACACCCTCAATGCGCAGCTCTGCCAGCAGTTGCTGCAACTCGGCCTGCAGCGCTTCATCGGTCACCTGACGATCACGCACATAGACCCTGGCCTCCGCCTGCATCTCGCAGGCACGTATGGAGATAAAGCGCCCAGCTGGGGCACACTTCGGTACCGGATTGCGCTGCAAGATGGCGGCTTTGACCTCGGCCGGGCGCGGTGCGAACTGGCGGCTGGTATCGCCGGCCAGCTCCAGCACCGCTTCGGTGATCTGGTCCGGAGTCAGCCCGCTCAACTGAAGACCCCACGCCATCGCCACCCCGCGAACGTTGCTGTCGAGCTGGTTGGCACTGGCAGGCCAGAGACCGGCCATCAGCGGCAGAAGCTCATCGGCCAGAAATACCGACATGTGGGCGCTCAGCTGCATGACTTCAGGCACGGCAGGCAGAGCAGCTGATTTACAGAGGTGTGTTACGGTCATAGGCCACCCCCGCGTCGCGCAGCGCACGGGCTGCCTCTTGAGCTTTTGCCAGATTGCCCATCGCCTTACCGGTAACCGGCGCCACGTTACGCTTGACGGAGAGCTGGTCCCACTTCTGACGCAGTTTCTGTGGGGAGAGCACGTTGGTGCACCAGAACGCATCCCGGCTCACCCAGTCGTACAGCTCGCAGATATCCCGGTGGCTGCGCTGGTCGAGCTCGCGCATCAGGCGGATCACGTTGGCCCACTGCGTCCAGTTCGGTTCGAGCGCGGTGGGCGCGATCACCTGCACCCGTTTGAACATCCACTGCGCGGTCGTCAGGTCTTCTGCCGTGCCCCAGGCCTTGCCATTGGGTGTTTGGATGGCAGCCCCTGGGATAACCCGGGTCTTGGGCTCGGCAACAGCAGGCTCGTCAGGGAGGGGGGCAGCAGTGACAGGCTCATCAGCGAGACGCTGTTCACTCTGCTGGTCGAAAGTCGCGTCAGCGAGTTGCGACGAAGAGTCTTTAAGATCTGTCTTTATGTTCTGTATGTTCTGTATGTTCTTATTGATATAGTCTTCGGCGTGTTGTTCGGCGGGTAAATCCGCGCCGCCACTTTGAACTACGCCATCAAACCCCAGTGCTGGCGCGGCCTCAGAATCCGCGCCATATTCCGCGCTAAATAATTGCGATAATCCGCGTTGATATGCATCGAAATTGAGCAGGCTCACCACGGTATAGCCCCCCTTCCCACGGGCCCCCACGCAGCGGATTGCCCCCTCCGCCTTGAAGAACTCCAGCGCCCGACGGGCCTGATCTTCAGAGATGCCGCACTCCTGCCCCAGGCTCTTGGCCGAGCACACCAGCTGCCCGCGGGAGAGCTGCACCCGCTTGCCGCCAAACACTACAGTGCGCTGCTCGTGTGCCACCTCGAGGATCAAGTGGAACATCACCGCCTTCTTGGCGACATCCCGGTACCAGGCCGCGTTCTTCATGCTGCGGTAGAACAGGCGAAAACCGGTGCGGGCATTGTCGTCCACGTTGCAACCTCGTTGCGTTGAGGCGGCCACCGGGGCCGCTAGTCTGATCACCTCACCCATGGCTCACCTCCCGTAGATGCTGCATCAGGCAGTCAAGGTGGCGCCTTGCCTGCTCTTGGGAAACGGGAATCTTGATTCCGCCACGGAACCCGCCATACACCAGGAATGTGCCGCACTGGCTATTAACCAGTCGTGGCAGCATGCTGGGAATGACACTGGGTCGACGCTGAAGTGAAGACCGAGGCGGCTCTGGCCGCTGATGTTCGACCCAAGACATGCTATTGAACCCTTGCTCAAAGGCATTGTTAACCGTATGCTTTTCCATGTTCACATCCCCAATCGATGACTGAACCATGGCCCCGGCTGTTGACGCAGCGCGGGGCTGCCCTTTTCTACTTGCTGGAAGTCGTCGGCAGCTGTCGCACATTGGCGCCGGTGCTGCTAATCAGTGCCATCACATTCTCGGCGGCCTGGGTGCCGATGCGCTCGATTTGTCCCTGCTCTATCCTGTCGATAAACCCGTCCGCCCGAGCATCGTGAATGGCCTGCATCAGCTTGCCGAACACCGCCTGAGCCAGCAGCACCTGCTCAACCAGGTCGTCATCGCTCACTACCCCGATCGGCAAGTCCACCAGCACCTTGCCCCGACTGACAGCCCAAGCCTCAAGGATGGCGTTATCACCGGTGATCTCGGTGACGGCAACCGCCTCGGCCAGGGTGAGGTGACGGTCATCGCAATCCGGGTTGAGCTTTTTGCAAAACTCCGCTGGCTTGCGGCCCATCAGCCGCGCCAGCTCACTGGCGTTGAAGCGGTGGCCAATGCCATAAGCCGCAGCCATCACGTCCGATGACCGGAAAACCGCCCTGACTTTTGCCGTGGTGTCATTCCGTTGCTCTGTCATAGTGATCCCTAACGGTTGGTTATAATTTCTCAGTGAATGCTGATACAATCGCCCGCCCTTCGTCGGTCAGAGGCAATTCAGCGAGTTCAGATTGGCTCAAACCTTGCAGCTTGAGCTTGGCCACCCAGGTGCTTGGCACCTTGCCACGCCTGAAAGCGTTGCTTACACCCTCTGGGGTTATGTCGAGTGCAGCCGCGAGGGCACTCTTGGTACCGAATCGAGTTAACAGGGTATGCATGGCGTCCTCTGGCGTTTTACACACACCAAATCATAACTCTTGGTTAGCATATTCCGCAAGAGGTTAAAGTTAGGTCAAATTGACAAACAATAACTGGACGTTAGGAAATGGATGAGAAACAGACACCAATGGCGCGTTATGAAGCCGACAAGATGGCATTCTCGGAGCGACTCAACGCCGCTCTCGATGAAATGGGCTGGCCCGTAAGAGGCCGGATAGCTCGGCTGAAACGCACGTTGAGGGAAGACCTGTCTGAAATCTCTGTACGCAAATGGCTCAGAGGTGACGGGTTGCCTGAAGTAAAGCGCCTGGGAGAACTCTCTCGCATCACCGGCAAGAGCGTGCAGTGGTTGCTGACAGGCACCGATGCAGGTGACGGCAATGTCGAGCCGCAGCCGTTCCCTATCTACCAGGTGCCTTTGATCTCCTGGGTCAGCGCCGGGGAGTTCAAGGACTGCGGCGATATCCCGACCTTGGAAGAAGCTGAAGAAGTTACCATCAGCCCAGTGAAAGTCAGCACCCGGGCCTATGCCGTGCGGGTTAAAGGCGACTCCATGGTGGCCCCCATGGGGGGCAAGTCATACCCTGACGGCACCATCATCATCGTGGATCCAGAAGTCGAACCAGCCCCAGGCAAGAAGGTGATCGCCCGTTATGGCAGCGACATGACCTTCAAAGAGCTGGTGATGGATTCCGGTTCCTGGTGGTTAAAGCCCCTCAACCCGCAATACCCCATGCTGCCGGTCAATGAGGATGTGCAGATCTGCGCCGTGTTGGTCTGTTCGGTGATGGTGGAGTGAAGCCAACCCGCAATCGGGTTATGAATCTGCATCGCGATTTGCGAGTAATTGCCGCTTGAGCAGGTCGAACTCCTGCATGGTGATCTCCCCGTGCTCACGCAGCCACACCAACTTGCCCAGCTCATCAGCCACACTGCCGCCGTGCTCATGCCTCACCGCCTGAGCGGCGCACTGATGGATCAAGCCCTCTACCCGCGCCGCCCACACCTCTGCTGACCGTCTGGCCTGCGCCACTGCGGCCGAATCCGCCCTGTACTCCCCGGCCAGAAGGGTGATACTAAGCAGTTGATAATCCGGCTCATTGGTGGTGATCAACACCTGCACCATCGACACGGTCCCCGTGCTGATTTGCTTGGCGCTTAGCCCGCCCAGCAATGCGCCAACGCCCCCCAATAGCACACCGCCAACCAGCGCCCGGCCGAGCTGACTGCCGCCCTGCGTCTTGGTGTGCGTGGCGCCGGCCGTCTCTCTGACCTTGACCCCGATCACCTGCGTGCCCTGTATGATCTTGCGGGCACGGATACGCCCATCGAAATAGCGCACCGCCAGCCGGTGGCGGTCCATGTCTATCCCTATTCCCTCCCAGCCCCCTTCCGACCAGGTGTGGTACGTGGCCACAAACGCCTCTTGCTGTTGCGTCACCGCCAGCTGATGGGCCAGGTCGGCGCCCACCCCGCCAAGTAGCATGGACCCACATTGAGGGCACGGGATCTCTCCTTTCTCAATCAGCGCATGACACGCTCGACACTCCATCAAAATGCTCACTCGGAATCCCTCCCTTCAGCATGCCCCAGTTTTGCACCAAATGAGCCTGAATGAAAAAAAACCTGAAAAAACTAACTTTCAGGTATTGACCGAAAACAAACCTGATATATGCTAACCAAAAGTTAGTAATAAAATTCAGTGCGAAAGACGAACCCAGCCGGAGGGCCAGCACAACACTGGCAGCGGTGGCAACAAACCGTTTGGGGACATAACACCGGCAACCGGGCTGACTTTCCTCCCCGCTCTCCCCTGGCAAGGCTGGAATGTGTGCCGACCAAGGTGACCGGAAAACCACAGTCAGTGAACGGCTGGCAGCTGGGAAGACAGCACAATTGAAGAGATAGAGAATGAAGCGAGTGGTGGGTCTGCCCCCCCAGCCACCCACCCGGTGAAAGGCCGGGACACAACTCAGTTGGTTTTGCAGGGGACTTACGAGGCTTAGCGCCCACGGACGAGCGAACCGGCGACCAGAACCAACTGAGTTGTGGTGACAACCATCCCATCAGCTGCAAGCAGCCGGGAGGTGCCGATAAGAACTGCAATCGTAGGCCACCACATTCCCACCGCGGGGTTAAGCGGATGCTTTGTCCCGCTGTGAAGCGCCAACAAAGCCCTCGCCGAGAGGCGACAGTTTCGATAGGTAGGTCTGTCCGTGAGGGCGCACCGGTGCCAACAACCAGAACGGCTGACTCACTGTGAAGTGCTCAAGCCACCACCACAGGTGCAACGCATGTGGTTTCAGCTCTCTCCTGGCCCCGGCAACGGGGCCCTTATCCCACAAGCGATAGCGGCCCATCAGCGGGTCACGGACTTCTATTGCCTGTCGCTTGTGTGATGAGACCTGTTTCAGAAAAAGCGGAGGCATTCATGCACCCACGCGAGTTCATTGCCAAACATACCCAGGCAATGCTGGAGAAAGAGGAATTCCCTCCCCATGCAGTCTCGTTGGGTGTGATAGAAGCTACCCGCTATTTCGACCGGACACCCATCTTCGCCAAAGGGAAGGTGTTCGATGAGTGCCTCAAGGCGGCCCGCGCAGTAGCCAGGATCGCGAAGAAGGCCGAGTCGGCCAGGAAGGCCAAACCCTGATCCGGGGCTCGGATTGCAACTGATGGATGAAGGGATCATGAATCATTACGCCGAGGCTTTGGCCCTACTTCAAATCCAGCCTGATCATGAACTCAAGCAGATAGGAGATCAGTGGCAGACCCCCAAGGCATTGGCCTGGGGCCTGTTCCACCAGTTCGCCCCCACTCTGGGGCCAGTGGTGCTCGACATGTTCGCTGACGACAGCAACACCCTGGTGCCGAACTACTACGACGCCGAGGACAATGCTCTGACTCAGGATCTCGCTTCGGACCTACGCCGACTGGGTGGTGCCGCCTTCGGCAATCCACCCTACTCTCGCCCCTGCACGGATGCTGACGGCAACGCCATCACCGGGATGGAGGCCATTCTCAACTATTGCCGCGAGCAACGGGCTCAAGGTGCCAAGATCATGTTGCTCATCAAAGCCGCAACCAGCGAGGCTTGGTGGCCGGAGGATGCCGACTTCATCCAGTTCATCAGTGGCCGCATCGGCTTTGAAGTGCCGGAATGGTACGTCCCCCGCGATCCCAAGAAAGACAAGCCCAGCGCCTCAGGCTTTGCCTCTGCCGTGGTGATCTTCGATACCAGCTGGCAAGGCGATCGCCGACCAGAAGCACGCCTGCGTCGGGATGACCTTATCACCACTGGCCAGATCATCCTCGATATGATCCACCGCCAGGCCGTGGAGGTCGCCCTAGCCGCCGATCAGGTCATTCGTAACGCCACCCACAAGCTGGCAACCGCACTGCCCCAGGAGCAACTCGCCGTGACTGAACCGGCAGCGTGGGAACCGCCCGTTGCCAGCGATGACGCGACCAACGCCGCGGCGGCGGCCGAGCTGGCAATGTTGGTGCAGGTATCACCCGTTGGGGGAAGCACCAAGCTTACCGAACTGGGCTATGCCGATGCGGGCCCCATCATGGACAAGCAGCTCGAGTGTATCGACCTGAGCGAAGAGCAGCAGGCCACGGTCAGGGGCTATGTACAGGGTTGGCTGGACGAGCCTTATCCGCTCTCCGAGATTTTCTACCGGCTTGATCTTGCCATCGCCAACCTGCGGGCCGGTCAGCCTATCCACCAGGGCTTTGTCATGGAGGATAGCCGTGCTCCCACCCTGCCCCATTGGCAGCGCCACCCCGCGGTGAAGGGGATCATCTACCAGATCGACGATGCCGACATCCTGACCCCTGCCAAGACCGCCGAGCTGGCCGCCTGGATCATCGACAACCTGACTGTCCCCGGCGACCTGTTGGCGCTGGCCACTACCAAGGCCGCCGAACTGCTGGCGCAGAGTGTCGCACCGGCCAGTTCCGAACCTGTGCAGAGCGAGCTGCAGCTCGACTTGCTGGAGATACATAGTGAGCAAGGAGACGCAGCATGATTCGAATGATCAATACTGCAGTCGAGCCCCTCATCGAGTGGCTACGAGAAGGTTATTCGCTCTGTGTCTCTCTCAGCTGGGGGAAAGACAGCACAGCTGTATTGGTACTGGCCATTGAGGCCATGAAGCGCGCCAAGGCGGCCGGCATCCAGCTGCCTGAGTGCTTCGCCATCACCAGCGACACCACTGTGGAAAATCCAGCTCTTGGCGCTTTCTTCGAGCAGATGTCCGGCGAGCTCGAGCGGTTCTGCGAGATCAATGGCCTGCCACTGGAGTATCGGCTCGTCACCCCTCCGCTCACCGCCTCGTTCCACTATGTGACCGTGGGCCGCGGCAAGCTACCACGTTACCCAGGCATGAGCCGGGATTGCAGCCAAGACTGGAAAATCAATCCGATCGTTAAAGACAAGAAGGCACTGGCCAAGCAGCATGGCAAGCCCATCATCAGCCTTGTCGGCACACGGTTTAGCGAATCTGAAGAACGCGAGCAGCGCATGTTGGAACGTGGAGATGAGGCCGGCAAGATCCTCACTAACCCGGACGGCGACCTGTACGCAGTGCCAATTGCCGACTGGGATGAGGTCGATGTCTGGACGCTACTGCGCAAATGCGACCAGCGCATGGGTAACCAGCTCATCACCTCCTTCGTGCGTCACTTCGATGATCTCGTGATGCTCTACAAGGACGCGAACGGCGGGTGTGTCTCTGGCCTGGCGGACAAGCAGCTCAACAGTGCGGCCTGTGGCGCACGGTTCGGGTGCTGGTCGTGCGTAGCCACCGGCGAGCGAGACAAGTCGCTCCAAGCCATGATCGAGAACGACCGCGACCTGTACGGCTACCTAAAGCCAATCGCCGACTTCCGCGACTGGCTGTTCGCAATCCGCTGGGACATGTCAGCCCGGGAATGGCTTGGCCGCTCGGTCGACCCGGTGACCGGCCACATCGTGATCCAGCCCGACTACTTCAATTTCAAGACTCGGCGCAACATCCTTCGCTACATGCTGACCATCGACGCCGAAGAGTGCGCTTGGGCCGATGAGTACAACGATGGCTTTCCCCGCTTCCAACTAGTCCAACCGTGGCAGTTGGTTATCATCGACTTCATCTGGTCAATTTACAGGGATGCACCTCATGCATTCTCGGCGTTGTCCGAGTATTACAAGATCAGCCGCTGCGGTCGCCGGTACTATCCGCCCCAGGTGCAGCCAGCCGCCAAGATTTCGGTACCAGCGCGACGCTGGCTCAAGCCACCAGATGGGTTCGCCCCACCACACGGCATTGGCGGTTTGGCGGACCCGCTCATCATCCATGCCCAGTGCCATGCAGGTATGTCGCCGCCGACAATCAACGACAGGGTGACCGGTACAGAGAAGAAGATCATGACCTTCGACACGGCCTCTGAGATGGATATAGACAAGACCGAGGCGCTGCTATGGGTGGAGTACTTCATCAACAACCCGATCGCTATAGACTGCACTGGCGAAGATCCCGCAGAGACAATCAAGTTCTATCTGCACCACCGGATGGTGAAGGTCAGCAAGGGACAACCTGCCAGCTTAGACGAGATTATCCAGCGGTCAGAGATGTGGGCCCGGCTCCAGCGAAAGCTCAATATCGCGGACATTCAAGAATGGGCGTTACAAAACTCCATCTCAGATGAAGAACATCAAGTAATAAAGGCGTTCTATCCAAAAACGTACCGCCGTAACGTCATTTTCATGGAGGCTGCATGAGCATCGTTCAAGATGTTGCTGAGTGGGTGCATACCCGGGTAGAGGGCGCTCTGTGTGGGGATGTGGCAGCTGAGTTCGCCATCACTGCGATCAAGGCCAGCATGGTGATGAGCCAGATCCATCGGGAGTCTCGTTTCACTACCAGGGTTGAGCACAGTTGCATCCTTGATGCCAACGGCAAGGGGCGGAATACCCGCCGCCTTTATGTCGATGCAGTGCAGACCCCACAGTGGCACAAGACACCAGTGATAGGCACTGCAGGAGATCAGGTCGTCAGATTCGACAGCATCACCGATGCAGAAACCATCGGCGGCTTTGTCAGAGTCAGCATCACCCGCTGCCTCGCTGGCCAGCAAGAGAAACACGGTGGCTACCATTGGCAAGCTGACACCACAGAAGGAGCTACGAAATGCACCGCTACCACTACACCCTGAATGCGGCAACCGAGCTTGGCGCTGCACCGGACCGGCTAACCGGCACCATCGAGGCACACCACCCGATGACCAGCCAGCAGATCAGAGTGGCTGCCATCGACCAGGCGGCCGCCCACTACCTCAACTTCACCGAACTGGAGTATCAGGAATGTGAAGAGGGAAGTGATTGAAGGGCTGGCCGTCTTGGTTGGCACCATATTGGAAATGATGTAACAGCGACTGTCCGGGAGGACACGATGGATATCAGACTCTACCAACGCAATTACAGGGATGACTTCAAGCAAGCCATCCTGCAAGAGCAAACTGCAGACTACCCTGCTGCCGCTCTTTCATACAAAAAGGCTCAGCACCACGCGGCAAGCGCCAATATGCTGGACAAGGCAAGGTTTGCCATGGCTCGCCGCATTCATTGCCTCAAGATGGCCAATGACCCGCAATGGAAACAGGTGAATTCCCAGTACCAGCAGCTCTATCAAGCCATGGAGGCCCACTAATGAGACGCGGGATTAACAAGGTCATCCTGATCGGCAACCTCGGCCAGGATCCAGAAGTCCGCTATATGCCAAGCGGCGGTGCTGTTACCAGCATCACCTTGGCCACCTCTGAGACTTGGCGCGACAAGCAGACCAATGCCCAGAAGGAGCGTACAGAGTGGCACCGAGTGGTCATTATGGGCAAGTTGGCCGAAGTGGCCGGCGAGTACCTGAAGAAAGGTGCTCAAGTCTACGTTGAAGGGAAACTGCAGACTAGAAAATGGCAGGACCAGAGCGGCCAGGAGCGCTACACCACCGAGGTGCTGGTCGATAGCTTCACCGGGGTGATGCAGATGCTTGGCAGCAAACAACAGGGCAGCCAGCCACAGCAAGCGCCAGTGTCACAGCAGCAGGGCGGATACGGTCGACCAACCCAGCAACCAGCACCACCGGCTTACGACGAACCGCCGATGGACTTTGATGATGACATCCCGTTTTAGATCTCCGGAGGATACATGGCAAACTACATTCAAACCCCAGCACTGATCCGCCGTTGCGATATAGAGCAACTGCTCGGCGGGATAGGCAGAACTACTTTCTACCGCCGCCGGCTGGAGTGGGAAGCACAAGGCACCCCGTTCCCCAAGCCGCTCAACTGGATGGCCAAGGGAGGCACCCTATGGCGCCGTCACGAAGTAATCGCGTTTCTGGTGGAGCGTGGGCTGATGCTTGCGGAGTCACATCCATCAGCACAACACTGA